CTCCTTGTTTGGGAGTAAGACAATTAACAATAACACTCTATTATACAAAAACTTACAAACAAAGAAAAAACAAAATGTTGAAACAGTATGTCAACAGCTGCCAATATTTTGAAGAACTAAGGATTAATAAGATTGATGATACCTTGTCTCCCTATTCCGGTAATCTTTCTATGGTAGATAATATGGCCATTGTCAGCAACCTCTTGCTTTATATCAAACCAGCCAAGAGTAGCGTATTTAGTATATGGCACCCACGTCTGATTAACTTTGTATTGCACACCAAGTTCCTTTAAACGGTTATTAAGTTCAATTGCCGATTTAAGTCCCAATTCTTTGGCAACTTCCGTACATGTATAGGTTTTATTTACATGAGTAAGAACAGCTACCTGCTTCTCTGCTTCAATGCGTGCTGACCGTTCTTGTTTCAATTTCGTGAGAGCCGCTATCATGGCATCAGGATTATTTAGGGCCTCTTCTATAAAGTCAGAGGTCGCAAAGATACCATGCTTACGTATTGAAGGTAATACCTCATCACACACCCAGTCTTGAAACTGTTCAGCATTAGGGAGGTTACTTCTCATTATAAGCCGATATACATCCTTTTCTGGAATATATACCATATTAGTACCACCAATTCCATTGCCATGTGGGTAAAACACCTTTTTGCCTGATTTGCAATGCCTTTGTATTGCATCAGCTGTATCAGAATAGCCCAATGCAGTCGCTACATCCTTTGCACAAAACAAAGGATCATTACTTTCGTTCATTACAATTCGGACTTCGCCAAATTGCTCATTTTTGAAAATCTGAATATCATTCATACAATTTTCGTAATGTGCCCCTTCACACATGGGAATATAAAAAAACAGTACCGAACGCTTGAGGATCTTTCGGCACTGTTTACATATTCCCAACTCTATGGAAATACTTAATATTTTCATGCGTTTCCTCAAACTGTATCGCCATTACAAAAATATAAATAATTTCAGAAATGTCAAATATACATTGAGAATAATCAAAAAGGCATATTTTATCTCATAAGATGAAAAACAGAACTAAAATCAAGTAATTAGTCAGAAAAATTACGGGGATTATAATTTTACCACATGAAAAATAGAACATTTTCACAACATCCAATACACCCTCGCCAATATCGCACAGAAAGCGCAATACGGAATGTCAGAATCGACGATATCGATCAATGTAGATATAATACGGTCAAAGATTTCTTCTAAACGTTCCATAACATAACCAACAGAAGTCTACAAAAATCGGAATGGTACCGATCCTCGACTTGTTCCAACAATATGTCCAGCTTATCGTTTTTCATTGTCAAGAACTGATTTTATCCGTTCTTCAGTAAAGCCAAAACGGGCAGCAAACTTTTTGAAAGAGCGCATCCTGTCACCTGGAATAAGAGCATACATACTATTAATAGGAGTATCGCTCTTCAATGCTTTCTTAATTTCTTTATTTTTCATGAATTAACGTATTAAATGTTTGACCTTGTTTTTACAGCAATCACACTCACATAATAATGACTTTGCATATTCCCACGTCTTTTCAACAATATCATCACCGATATACTGTATTTCTTCACCGTACAGATCTATGCCGAGGGCCTGACATATATGGGTAGCCATGTGCCCGCATTCATGCCTCCAAGATTTTGCAAACTCCTTTGGTGAAGAAGTGAGAGCAATGACCATTACTGTTTCCCGGGTACCGAAGTTAGAGTAAGTAACTCCGGTATTCAGGTTGCCGGAGTTTATGTTATCATATGCAGTACGAAGCATATTACCGTCGCAGCCGATAGAGTGCATATAATCCAATATTTCTTCCGTGTAATACGTATCTACTGCATAATACACCATGCAGTTCCAGTCATATTTGGATAGTATAAACCGTTGCCTTATCATTTATCAAAGCATTTCGTCCCACTCTATAGGTATTCCAGCCGCAATCATTGTAACATACCATCTTCGCATCGTTGTTCCATCAGGTGCGTCAGGATCATCAATCGTGTCTTTTACATACAATGCTTGATACTGTTCGTTCGGAACAGATGATTTAAGAAAATTGGCTTTGCACATATTAGCTACATATACGTAGTCATAACCGATCTTATTTTTAAGAGTTACACCGTATTTAGTTAACAGTGCGTCCACCTCGTCCTTAGACATCGCAGGCAGTTTTTCTTTTTCTCCGTTCTGACCCTTCCATTCCATTAAAGAAACAGCAAATTCACACATTTTCTTGTTGAAATGCCATCCAAAATGCGAAAGATATACTTCCATTTCTTCCGGTCTTCTATCTCTTATATCCAGAGGTTCTCTTTTCATGACTTAATAAGGTTATAGGGAGCAGATAAACTACTCCCTAATTAAACATTAGCGATAGCGTGAATAGCGTCCGGTACCCCGTACACCGCGTCTTTCACCCATACCACCACGATTAGAATTACCACCTCGGCCATAACCACCGCGTTCACCCATGGTTTCTTCGTCAAAATAGCGATCGTCATCATATCTACGATCTTCATCCCAGCGTTCACCCATGCCCTCACCCTCGGAAAGCTCTTCTATGCATTGCATGAGCTTACCACCGTAGCGAAGCATCTTTTCAGCGTAGTCGGACATTTTCTCGACCTTGCTTTCGGAAATTTCAATCATCATCATACTTATTGTTTTTTAGAATTGTTACCACTTGCAGCCTTCTCAGAGGACTTAAAGAAATCAGCCATCATAGCTTTCAATTCGCTAAGTTCTTGCCGAAGCGCTTTGTTCTCCGCTTCCTGCTTCTGTCTTTCTGCAAATTCGGGATTAAGTACCTGGAGCATTTTATCACATGATTCCATCACAGACTTATGATGCTCGACACTTCCTAATATCTCAGAAGAACGATTTCGCATAGCCGCCACTTCCGCATTCATAGATTCTCTTGAACCGGATATTACCATATTACCTCCACCTGGAAAATTTGCATCAGCAATATCAGACATGGCAGGTATTTTTTGAAAGGTAACAGTCTGTTCACCTACCTTGATAGTTATATCAACCACCATCTTAGGAGGTTGTCCATAAGGAAGGGGTTGCTGCATAAACTCAGGAACAGGATTAGATACTCCGGAAACAGAGCCGACCTCTATATATGGAGTACCATCCCTATGCAAAATGAAAAACTCACTATTTACTCTTAGATTCTGAAAAGGCATAATCAATAAACTCTTTAAGGAGCGGGATTACTCCCGCCCATTGTTTTAAACTACTCCGGTAAGAATTTGCAATGTGTTGCTACCTGATTCGTAGTAGCACAGATAAATTCCGGTACCGGTAATATCCGAAGCAGTAACATCTGCGCCGGCAATCGTAGTCAGTGCTTGAGTAGCACCGTTGGTATCAAAAACTACCGGCAATGTACCGGTAGTACCGGAAGGGATCGGCTGTGCCAAACGGAACAGAATCAATCCACTAAATGGAGCAGAAAGGAACGGATGATTCCGAAAAGAGAAACGTACGTTGGTAGTACCTACGGTAACACCTGTACTTTCCAATCTTGGAATACCATTCTTATTTGCCATGATAAAAGGAATAATGAATGCCATATAATGCCTCCTTCCTTTTATCCCCAACCATTAAAATTGCCCCATGCTCCAATACCATTGTAAAGACCATACTGAGCTGCAACGCAAGAAGGAATTCCAACAACCGGACTATAAGGCACCTTTGCTACTTCCGGCTGGTTACACTCGATTTTTGCAAGACGAGCACTCAAATCATTTAAAGCTGCACCAAGAGGAGCCGTTGCCTGTCCGACGATCTGAGAGGTCATTGCAGAACTTTTAAATGTGCTATTCTCCTCACGAAGTTTATCAATCTTGTTCTGCATTTCGCGCATTTCAGCCGCACGCTGGCCGGCAAGAATCTGTTGCGTGCTATCCTTGATGGAATTTTGCAGATCACAAGTCTGACGTTGGGTTTCATATGCAACAGAAGCAAAGCCTCTTTCCTGACCAGTTGCAATACCGTTAATGGCATTTTGCAATGTGTTCGTTTGCTGACAGATCGCCAGACGGTTTTCGCAGCAGCATGAAGCAATCTGTTGAGCGATCTGACAGTTACCCTGCTGGATAGCATTGATAATCTGCATTGAGCTTTGACCAACCTGATTTCCTACCTGTTGCACCTGTGACATCACCCCATTGATAGCATTCTGAACCTGACCGATTGAACAGTTTAAATTAGTAGCCAGATTGTTGATTGCCTGTCCGTTCCCCTGAATTGCACTCATAAGTAACTCCCTTCCTGCATCGTTGTTAATTAAGTTAGGGATACCGGCTCCAGCAAATCCGCCACCGTTTCCGCCATCTCCATTATTTCCCCAGCCATTGCGTCCAAACAATGGGAACAGGAAGAACAGGAAGATTATCCAAAGGAAAGAAGAGCCATCACCACCAAACATACCGCCACGATTATTCATTGCAAGCAACAAATTGGGGTCAAGACCGTTTTTCTGCAATAAGGGGGCAAGCATACCAAGCATACTGCCTCCTCCACCACTCCCGCTTTCCGGGAATACGTAAGTCTTTGTTTCACTCATATTTAATTATACAATTATAACACGGTCAATATTAACCGCATCACAAAGAACACGATAAATCCGTTGTACTTAAATTATATCGTTGTAAGCTCGTTGTAAACTGATTGTAGATTTGTTGTGACACTCCATTTACGGGTGCGGATAGAAAAGTTATTCTTGAGTTTATTAACGCACTGTTGAGTTAGCCCGGTAAGGTATGATATTTCTCCTTCTGTTATTCCCCTTTCTGTGAGTACATTTACAAGTATTGATCGGGCATCAACACAGACCTCTTTGTTACTATGAAACATTGAATATTCGTCTATTCCCGTCGTCTGACAGACTACCGCTACTACCTTCTGATACATATCAACAATTTTCATGCTAAAGAACATATTAGATTATAAAACAAAACATCGAAGGCACTGTTATTTAACTTTGAAAGCCTCCTAACAGTGTTCCGACGATGTTTGCCCGTTTCTGATTGGTAGTCGTATGACGGGTAGTGAGGCTTTCTTTTACTTCTTTGCCCCTAAAGAATGCGTTTGTTAATGGTGTTTCCTATGCCGGCCTTCTACCACCGGCAAATCAGAATATTATTTCATATTATCCTCCTTTCCTTTTAATGCAGATATACAATAAAATAATAGCGATACATATCAAGCCGCCAAATGCCCATCCGCCAAGTTCTATCTTTGCCTTCTGACATCTGGTCAACGCCTTTTCAACCGGATAAGGTATCTGAACACTGTCCGTCTTAATCACGGTATCAATACGGTTAAGATATAAATACTTATATAGATACCGATCTTTATAAGTATACACTGTATCACCCCTGTCTATTACATAAATACTGTCACGCTGATAGATGCTATCATGACGAATACTATCTCTTGTCTTATACTCAGTCTTAATAGTTTCAACCGGTACGTATTGAGTGGTCCTACATCCGGTGAAACATATTGCCGACATCAGCAAGACGATACATGTCAACCGTTTCATAATACCCCCTCTTGCGGAACCGTCCACTCAGGACCACTCAAGATACTTCTTAGTTCGGACGAATCATGCCGGTACGAGGTCATGTCATCCTCTTCTCTCAAGACGGGATCGATATAATCTTCATGCAGGATAACTTTCAACCCGTCAACAGATCTTCTTGCTTGTGCCGGGACCACAACACCGTGATTCAGGCACCATTCTACTGTTACAATTACGTATTTCATAACTTTCTTGTTAATTTTAAGGGAATATTTGTTTGTTCTCCGGAAAGCTCTTTGTGACATTCTTATCGTAGAGGACTTCTATCCCAATAGGCTTGTCAATTGCTATTTGAGCCATTATTCCTAAATTATAAATCCTATCACTCAATGAAATTGCCGGTATATCGTAAACTCCATCTTTATATATAGGATAAGTCCAAGGTTCTTTAGTTGAATCAATCATCATTCCCATTAATCCAACTGCCCAATTACCTTCACCAACGCTATACTGATTAAGTCCTGTGACTTTTATTTTGTAAGACGGTACTTCAATCGGCTCTCCGGTATCTGCTTCGGGATTCATAGCTACCGCAATAGCACCATTAAAGGTCTCAGTTGTGCTATCTACAACAATTTTATTTGTTGTAACTTTGCCAGTAGCAAAATCTGGATAATCAACTACTTTATAGGCGAAATTATCAAAGTTCAGCGCAAATATCGGATTGGTGGTACTGTAATTGATGAAGTTGATAACTTCTTGTACTTCTTGATTAGATAGGACTCTGTCGTAGATAGCAATACTATAAAGAGCCATGGATAATGGTTCATTAATAACAGTATTAGAACCTATAAATAATGGAGTACTTATATTTTTTATATTTCCACCATTAAATTTACAAACTTTATATCCTTCAATATTTCTTACATTATCGAAATTAGTACTATAACTATCATTTTCTATAGCTGTTATACTATTATAACCAAGAGCAATTCTTTCTGTTTTAGTCTCTAAGACGTATTGCCATCTATTTACAGTCGGAATAGGAATATATTTAATAATAACAGTTCCTACTTTATACCCTACCTTATCAAGCTTTAGATAATCGTCAATACCATCCGTAACAATAGCTCCTTCATATTCTGGAACTTCTTCAATTCTTACACGCCTATCTGTAGGTAAGTCAAATTCACAAAGATCTATAACCGCAGTAGTGTTTGGGAAACGATCTTCTGAAACAGATGGAATAACATGAACCCCATCTCCCATTTGTATATTTTTGTTTACACCATCCTCTCTATATTTAAAAGTAGCAAAAGAACCGTTTAGTCCAGTAATTCTAATTTTAAAAGAAGGATGAACATAAGTAACACCATTTGTTGATGGTTTAACATTTAACCATACACCGCTTTTAGTTGTACTGTTAATATTATCTATTTCAACATAAGAAGATGTCTTTGTATATAAAGCGTCATTCTGAATAATCCAGTTATTAAAATTATTGACATATAAACCATAACCACTACCTGAACTCCATCCAAAGTTATATGCTGTTAGTACGTTGCCTAACAGTCCTGTTACAGTTGTTCTATCCTTATCAAAATTGGATTTCCCTCCAAAATTCCAATAATCCACAAGGGAATCAGAGAACGGAAAATCAACCTTATGACCACGATCTGCAACAGCAGAAGACAAACGTATCCCCCTAACCTGAGCCGTGTTAATGCCAACGCGGTTAATCTTTACCTGATTGATTGAAACTTTCATTCCGATACAAGAATTTTAGCCAAAGTAGGCTGTGAGATAGACTGCACTTTGATATACATGCCCGGGATCACTCCTGTAATAGCAACATCTATTGTGCTACCCACATAGTTATATGATCCGAAAGGAACGTAATTTGTATTCGTCATACTCTGAAACAGAGCGAAACGGTTATTCTTATCTTCACTTGTAAATTCAAGATGAAGGCCTGCATCCGATTGAAGTTGCACAGGGTCCGATACATAAGCTTCACCCTGTTTGCTGAAAGTTAAATCTGTTAGAGCCATGTTACTTTGAATTTAAATAGTTAATAATACCTTCTATGTGAATATTTGCCACAGTCCGCTTGCCCTCAGCCGACAATAAGAACTCCACGTCTTCCTTGTTGTCCTGGAAGAAGTTCTCTGTCAATATAGCGGGGCAGTTCGTATCCCGGCAAATAGCCAAGTTCTGCACCCAATAGTCCTGCCCGGGAGCTTGTTTACGTACTGTCACACCTTTACTTATTGCTACTTGTGCCAGAGAAGAAGCTAACATTTTGCTATTAAAAGAAGCATTATCACTGACATATACACCCCATCCCCGAGCATTCATCCAACTTGTCCCATTACCGGCCGCATTGCAATGAATGGATACCAGAATAGCGTTCTTTTGAGAATCGCGATAAATATTATTAGCACGTTTGCAACGCTCAGACAATGGAACATCCACGTCTTCCTTCACAATGCGTTCCGCGTCAACACCATGCTTTCTCAGCCCGAAAACGACCATATCCGCTATCTCCCTGGAATAAGCCCACTCACGCAACCTTCCGTCCGGTGAACACTTTCCCGGTGTATTCTCGCCATGGCCATTGTCAATTAGAACTTTCATATCATTCATTCTTTGTCCTCCTCCTTTTTAGTTATCACCTCTTTTAAATCTTCTTTCTCTATCTTGAATACCTTTTTAGCAAATAACCCAATAGCTACTATCAGATTAAAATCATAGCCCTTGGGCTTAAGAATATTCGATATGATAGAGCAACCTTCGATAAAGCAGACAGATAAGCAAGCAAATATATCAATGTTATATCTTCCACCACTGGCCTCGTTTATCATCACCACCATGATTACAAAGCTAAAATAGGTAACCATCTTACCCATTGTAGCCCGCCAAGCCCTACTAAACCTCACGCGCTCACCCATCAACAAGCTCTTCCTGCATCCCGTAGCCAAATCACACAGTATTACAAAGAACATAGTGATCAACCATGGGATCATGTGCTCTATAGCTTCCATTACGAAACTTCCGGCTACAGGAGCAAACAGACCAGAAGAGAATTGATGTATTGATTTGTCTTGCATATTTGTCTTTTTAAATAATAATACTACATTTGTAATCAGATTACATAATTAAATTAAAACTAGATAAATGCGTGAGCCTATCTTGCCTGTGAAGGTGAGGTGGGCTTTTTTATGCTATGACTTATCGCCGGTGAGCTGGTCAATGATCTTACGGATATCAGAAATATAACATTCAAAGTTCTTCGTATAGATAAAACTAACAGTAGTTATCTGCGGAGTTGGAATCGGGTCATATCTTACCTCTCCCAACTTCATTTCTCTGATCTCTTCGTGTGTGCCATCTCCATCAGCATTCGGTACCGTTTCTGTTGCATTATCGGTTACACCGACAAATATCGACTGTTTGTTACCATTGATTGAAGTATATCTGATCGAATATTTAACGGTTGGAATACTTAAAGAAGTTCCTTCAAAGCTATTTACTTCTGTTGTACCAGTAGCTACAATTTTAATCTCTTCGTTCATAACATTTTAATTTTAAGTTTATAATAAGTTTATTCTTTGTTTTGATTCAAAGCTGAATCCAGCAATTTGAAGAGGGGAAACTTTATATAAGCAAAGAAAATCTGATCTGATAATCCTCTAATCAAATCAACGTTAGATTCATCTACTTCAACTTCACCTTCAAAATATATTTTCCGGCCTAAATCCTGTTCCTGGATATCACGCGCATTGAAATAAATAGCATTACCTAAGTCCTTGCTTACGTCTCTGTAATCAATCACTCTCTCCGTCCCGACAATGTTGCCCTCAGAGTCTCTCTTCTCAACCTCTTTCATCAAGACATTGCCTTCGATATCGTTAACCACGATCTTTCTAAAATCTATTTTCATACTCTATATATTTATATTAAACTCCACAATAATTTAAAATCCAGTATGTCCCATCAAAGACAAACATAAATAGGTCTGAGTTATTACCTAAAGTAGCTGACGATAATACTTTGTTTGAGTAAATACTATTTGTTCCACCATAAATAGTTACACTTCCATTCCTTCTACGAACATAGATAAATCGCCCAACCTCTGGATATCCTGGAAGGGTCACATTTATACTACCAGAATTAGTACATACAACAAAGCAATCACTACTATCCAAAGCGATAGATGATGATATAACCCGAGTTCTAAATATTAACCCCTGAGTCATCTTGACGATACCATTTGTAATCAACTTACTATTGATATTGACTGCTACGGTGCCTGCAAGATTTATATTTGTACCGTTCAAATCCACATAGCTATTACCTGATGTAGATATAGATGCTCCACCGTCATTACGAGTTATAGTAATCATCTGAGGTATTATAATAACCTGACCGGAAGAATTTTTCATCGTAATCACAGTAGATAGTCCATCTGAATACAATCCGTTATCTTGAATCGTAAAATACCCAATTTGAGCACCATTCGTTACCGTAATGTTTCCTGTTGTAATTCGACCAGCCGCTAAGGCATTGGTAACGATTGCGGTTGCATCTATCAAGTTCGTTCGAATCAATCCACCATTGATAATTGTTTTACCCTGAGTAGCATACGAAGCCATTTGGTCATACGAAGAGTATCCGAGTTTCGTTGCGAAATCATTCTGCAAGTTACGCATAGCGGTAGCGTCCAAGAATCCCTGCGGTCCTTGAGGTCCTTGTGGACCAGTTGCACCCTGAGGACCCTGTGGCCCTGGAAGCCCTTGCGGACCTCTATCTCCTTGCGGACCTTTAGCACCGGTATCTCCTTTAGGCCCCTGAGATCCCTGTGGTCCCTGCGGGCCAATAGGACCAATAGATCCGGTAGCACCAGTAGCACCGGTAGGTCCAGTTGGACCTTGGGGACCCTGCGGGCCTTGTGGTCCTGTATTACCCTTGAAATTTTGCTGCTCGGATGCCGACAAGCCGGAAAAAGTAACCATGCCTGCAATACTGATATCCTGCCCGAATATATTGATAGCACCCGGCTTAATAGTGATTCCCGTTTTTAATTCATCCTTTGTAGGAGTGTCATCAATAGAACCGGCATCGTAGACTGTGGCAAAGGCAAGGTACCAGGTGACGGGTAAACTGCCACTACCTCCTGCTAAATAGAAATAATTAGTAGAAGAGAATGTACCACTTGAACCGCATTTTACATGAAATGCATATTCCTCCCAGTCGCCAGTCCCGACATTGTTGGTGAGCCATTTCCCTCCCGCACCGGCGTTTGTAGCCCACTCAATTCTATATCCAACAGGAACCCATGCAATAAACCGAGTTATAAATACAGCATTGGCGCGTGTTTGAGTGCCAAAAGTAAACCCACCTAAACCCGGTTCTACAGCCCCAGACGTCGTAATTTTAATTTTATATCCGGATTGATTAGGCAAATTAATATCTGCCACTCTTTCAACTGCAACCATACCATTACCACTATTATTGTAGGTTCCAATGCCGTTCATCCCGCTCCTAAACTCCGGATCACGATTCAACATCTTACCCTTACTCATAGCAAGGGCAATCAAACGTGCATTACCCGATACCGTTGATACAAGGTTAATATCCGTCTTGGTCTGAGAGATCTCAGTGCCCTGATTGGATACAACCTGTCCGAGAGCATCAAAGTCGGTTTGGGAAACTTTGCTTTCAATTAACCCTTTCGTTACTTTTATCTCTGAGTCGGTGTAGGTTTTGGCAATGTAGTTAAGATCTTCGGGGGCGGGGCTCCACGAAACTAACTCATATGTTTCATAAAGTCCTATTCTTGCAAATGGGTTATATGCAACATAATAAGTACCTACTATACATTTAACTGGTTTGCTTGTTATTATATAGTCTTTTGATGGTTTTGTGCCAACTAATTGTATACCTTCTGACGTACCATCTTTATACTTAACGTTGATATACATTGTGTTTGTGTTTGGATCAATTTCATAACCGTAATCAACATCATCTATAAACAAAACATAGCGTTTGCTATCGTCATAAACCAATCCGAACATATCTTTTTCTGGAACGCTAGACTCTGCATTTAAAGCACCTAAATTGATACCTATGTGTCCGTCCTCTTTGTATTCCATTGCGTATGTAAATCCCGCATCAGTAATACGTTTAAAAGAGCATAAGTTCTTAATACCTGTAACTCGCTCGCTTGCAGCAGGAATCCACTGTGTTACCCCTATGTCGCCTTCGGTAAGAACTGCCCAATGTACTTTAGAGCCATAGGTACCGTTGGGTAACTGATAAAAACGCATCCCGTGTCTGTCATTGAAAGCAGTAAAAGTTACTTTCTTTGATTCTATAACTGCGTTCCCTTTTGTTGTATACTCACCAATATAGTTATAACCATCATCTGAATATATCTGTATTGCAGTATTATTTGCACCGAGCGTATAACACAAAGTAAGCGTATAATCTCTTCCTGTTATTGGTAAAACATCGTATGTATATCCTCCAAACTGATAGTTTGATTGTTCTTGTGCTATATTAGAACTTTTTAGCAGGTTAACATCCCCCACCTTCACCTTACTCACCTCACCCTTCACAGCCAACGTAATCTGTCCGGGTAAAGCCTCCATAATCGTGTCAGTCTCAATCTTAACCTTTTCCCCTACGTACGAGTATGAAGCAGAATTGATAGCGTCTACAATTGCCCTCTGCTGATCATAATAAGCCTGTTGAAGAGTCTTGAATGAAGCACTGACCGGTATATTTTCAGGCTCACTTGCCGAATGGGTCTCAAGCACATGATAGTAATCGTTGAAAGCATTCCGATAAGCAACGGTATCAATGCCATACCGTGTTGCATTAGCCAGAATAGAATCTCTTTCTGCCTTTAATGCCTCCATTTCCTGCTTTAACGCGGTCTTTTCAGTCGGAGAAATAAAGCCATCAGAAGCCCACTTGTTTAATCTGTCCTGAGCAGCTTTCGCATCGGTTTTGGCGATGTCTATTTCCTTGTTGGTTGACTCAAACTCCTGTTCGATGGTCTTTCCGTTGCGAAGGATGAAGATGCCTTTGAAATAACCGTTATTTGTATATACACCATTATCGTGCGGCTGCATATTATCCGGAAAATCCGGGTCAGTTATATGATCTAAATTCCCAAATACAGAGCGAGACGCTCCGGCAAATGACTTAGTCTTGACTCCACCTAATATCTCAATCTTAGGCTTGCCATCCTCGGCAGCCGACATATATATCAAGCTCTGACGAAGAGGATTCTCAGTATTACCCATCTGTACAACTTCATCACCGACAGTTGGCGTAATACCCTCAAATTCAGACTTAGGAATAGTTACGAGATTACCATTTACGCTTGCAACTTCGCACCAATAGTATTTACCTTTTTTAGATGATGTATCCTCCATTTTTTGAGTAACAGTAACCTTTCCGTTACCATGTCCAGAGTATGCAAGAACCATTATGCCAAGGTTATACGCATTATCAGCTTCTGTAATAGCTCTAATTGTATTTTCGCCATTTACTAAAAAGCCTCCAACACTTTCCATTCCAATTTCTTCTTTATCAAGTGCATTCCATATAGCCATCATGCCATCATATAGACCTGATACTTCTAAAATACATTCTTTAGTAGTAATTGGAGTTTGTTCGCTATGACCAGCAGGACGTAAATATAACTGAAAGCCCGAATTTGCTGAATTATTCATGCTAAACTCAATGCTCGTGTTCGTTATCCTTACGCTATCATCTATGGCTGAACCATCATATAAATAGGCTGTAAATTTTGTGAAATCAAAAGCCGGTGACTGGATTATTCTTCTATCAAATACTTGACACCTCACTAAGTCGTGTACCTGGAATGTTTCATCTTCATCCTCAAATTCAAGAATCCAAGATTGCAAATCAGGAGTCTCAGTAACTGCACTGACTTTCCCGTTTGCTTGGCTTATAACAAGAGCACCATTTATTGAACGTACTTTCTGTATAAGCAACTCAAATACATTCATAACTTTCCTCACATCTAGAATATCACATTCTATATGCCAGTTGCCATACTCGTCTTTATATATTTTAAAGCCTTCGCCTGTGAATCCCGGAACAAACTTCGGAGAAGAGATGTATTCTTTCAATATAGCTGCGGCAGCGTTTAATATACCATCCTCAGAGAGAGAAGCGGTAGGCTCTGCCTGAGATTGGTCCCAACCGGTTTCAATGCCACCACGGATTGTCAGTTTGTAAGGGGTGGTATCATCCTGATCTTTGCGGAGAAACACTTTCTTTAAAGCCTCCATGTCAACATCAGCCGCCAACTTAAACGCCACTACATTGTTTTTATTGGTCCGTATAAATATAGCCGGATCTTCGTCTGCATTACAGATATAAAATTCTCCCTCGTTCAGTCCTTCCAAATGCGACATAGAATCAGGGGAAATGACGGGAGCTTTTGCTTTCCCGTTTTCAATTTCTGAACCAAACCATTGTATTTTGCTTATATCCTTTTTCATGTCAAATTCGTGAAGTATTTATGAATGCCGCTTCGCTTTCTTTATATTTCAACATTTCCCCCTCCTTCGGGTTATTTACGACAAAACCGACAATAGATGCGCTGCTCGCCTGCTCAGGAGCACCGCCAACACCGGAAATAGAATTTTCCTGTGGTTCCAATGCAATAGTCACGAAAAACATTTGGCTGTCTTCCATAACCTGACTTATCTCTGGAACAGAATTCTCGGATCTTACATATCTCTCTCCATTCACATCAAACATAGACACACACAATATCCGGTTAAGATGCCTTCCGAACCAATACGGGACACCACACGAGTTTCCTATTGTAAGTACATACGAATCATAGGGAACAGCATATAACTCTTCTATTTCTTGTCTTTGATTGCGGTATTGTTCATTATCTATCTTTGCGGAATATCCTGCCGGCTTAAACCCAGCTTCCACTCTCCATTCGAATACCTGTTGAGTATCTCCTATCCAGAAGATATTATCAAAAGCAGAATTATTATCTTTGTGTGAATAGCGAATCAGTGCGGTTTCTTCCAGGATATTGGAATCGGAACATACTTCAAATGGCTCAGATTCTTTCCTTTCAAAAGTTATACTATAGACTGAATCCGGAAGTGAAGTAAACACGACATAATACATCATAACAGATGCATTTACCTCATAAGTCTGGAATTGGATATTGGAAGAAGTTCCTTTGATAAGATCGTTAAGAGAGGCTGAAGCTACTTCACCGTCATCCGCAAATATTTGCAGGAGTATTTTATCAGTTGTATGAAACCTCTGAATGTAATCTACATCGATTGCATATTTGTCCTTAACTGGCGAAAAGAACAATGGGCATATATCACCTATCTTAATCATAGTCCTTTAGTCCGAATTTGGGTTACAAGCCTCTTGACCTGTGTTATCGTAGCAAATATATGAATTAAAAACGTAATTATGAACAATTTCACCTTATTTTATACTCTCCACTATCAAAGTATATTTAGCAGCTTCAGAACGGCCGTAATTAAACTTACCGTCTTTAATATACCCATGATATGTTTCTCCTCCTTTCTCTATAGATATTAATCCTGTGAGATCATCAGGAGCTTTCATATCTCCAGACTCTACTGAAACCTCGCCAACAGTAAACAGCCTCTCTCCTTCCGTCAACTGGATATCCGTTTTCTCGGATACTCCATCAATAACCACGTCACTGTTACCATCAGAAGACGCAAAGTCCAATGTGTTGGTAAATGCACCAATAAACTTCCGGTTAGCCTCTATCATATAACGTGGAGAGTATACAGCATTAAACATTGTATCGGGACTTATTACCCCGGAAATGGATGGACCACCATTTATCTTACGTATAAGACGGTATCCGCCATCTATTGAAGCAAGCCTTGCATTAACAAAGAATACGTCATTGTCGCTGTCACTATCCGTAGTATCCTCTCCCCTTTTCTGAACCAAAAACTCTATTCCGTATGCGTCAGCCCGAAACGGGCTTATCAATTCAAGGGAATTATCAGTCAAGGTCACTCCGGTACTATATTCATTTGTGAAATGAAATTCATCACGTCCGTTCACACTGTCATAATCCTGCTTGTCATAACCGGCCCGTACCCGGGAATAAATCAAGGAAGAATTTACGCTATATTCAAACGACCGTATATTGTCACCGAAATCTTTTACTATGTTTTTTGAAAACAGACTACTTCTATGTACAAATGTAACCTTGTCTTCCCCTATCACAGGAACAAAGCCAAACTCCGACTGCATCCAATCAACAAACTTTGTATACGAACAATACAATTTTGCCTTTTTCAGACCTCTTGCACTCTCAGCAGGAATTATCATACATTCATCCAATCTCTTGTCTACCCCTGAAACGATCTCTCCTGTAATTCCTTCCTGCCCTCCATTTATACTTTGAAGAAGCCGGTTTAGAAGCTTGACAGGAGTAACTATATCAATGTTAACCGGTATTATTCTTGCATCCCAATTTAGACTAATATAAGGGTCCCTGATAGTCAAAGTCATGTTATATACCGAACTATATCTTATAAAGCAATAATCCCCTTCAAGCAGTGATATATCTTTCATATATGAAAGTATAAATATAGTCTCAGGGTGTTCGTCATTAATAACCGTTCTTGTCAGCTCTGTTATATTTCCATCTGCCCCTATTTTTTCCAATGTCATAGATAATGCCTTATTTGCTGGAACATTGAATGAAATAGATACACTTAAAAAGCAGGTAATATTCCTTTCTGCTCTGAAAAGGAAAGTGTCTTTATCATTTTTAGATGCATCTTGCTGAAAGGTATCTCCATATGTAATATATCCACCTATAGATACCTCACTTGACTTCACAGCTAATGGAAAGTATTTAGATCCCAAATCTGCCCGTATCTCCACTGACACGTCCGTTGAATCCTCAATGCTATTCCCGGCAACTAACCAGTTCACATTCTGGTTCATTTTTATACCGTCATAGTACAAGTATTTGCCTTCTGTAAGTTCGCTCACAGCATATTCATACTGTGTTCCCTTTTTAGCTTTTATCAATGCGGCCAGGCTGTCATCTACAGCACTGATAGATATGGTATTCCCATTATCTTGAAATGTGGAGAAATCTAACGAACACCGGAATCTTTCATTCCATAACCAGCTATTATTTCTTGTGTAAAACACCACACTCGCAGATGCTTGCAGATATTTATCCCGGAATACGCGTTTTAATAAATTATATGCAGCATTAGAAAATTCAAACTTTGTAGAGAACGATCTTACGACTCCATCATAATCCCCCCTCTTAAAAGAAGTGGTTATGTCATCCCAATTGACCAGGTTATCCGTTACCTGATACGAGTATCCATCAACTAACAACTCACATTTATAATACATATTATTTTCTTTTTAATGATTTCAGACGCAAATCAACATCATCACACATCCTCTTTACCATATAGGCATATTCCTTTGCGGAAAATGAATCCGGATCAATATGCATATTGAAATGTTGCATTACGGCCACTCTTTCTCTCACAAAGTAATCCCTATCCATAATAGCCGACTTAGGGAGGTCGGATTGTTCTGACATGATCTTATCCACCCGAAATCTACTGTTAGATAAAATAGCTTCAATCCTGCTGCATATCTTATTGTGATCATTAGGATCAAGACTATATCCTATATCATTAAGAATCAAACAAACCGTAGACCACTCCTTCTCTTCAGTAAGGTAACGGCAGCAGTTCATCAACTGTATCTTTATCACAAGGCTGATAATTTCATTCTTCTTAGAAACTTCAGCCAATATTCCCTTCTTCCCAACTATAGACATATATTCATTAACCAATCCGGACGCCGCTTTCTGCTTTTCATCTTCACTATAATCTCCTTCACACACGGCGTCCGAATTTCCACAAAATACATCTATGAATCTTCTGAGGGATATTCTATCAAGATCTGTGTATATCATATTAAATACGATTTGATATATTTCTTAGCTCGGCTTCTTTTGCAGCCTTCTTCTGGTATTTAGCCATCTTTTCAAACGAACGGTTTAACGACTGCATCTCACGCTCCAACTTTCTATAATCATTATTCACATTCACAGTAATAGGCTCACCCATCCTCTCGGCATCCTTCATCAAAGCACCTATGTCTGAACGCAAGTTCATGCTGCGATACAAAGCTAACCTGTCAAAAGGAGGCAGGAAATCACTGCGCCTCTCTATATCTACATCGGGAATAACCTTTGCCCGACGCGGCAAATCAATCAAAGTAGGAACATTAGGAGTTATATAAGCTCCCCTGTCAGTTACAACAGCTTCATGTTTACCTCCATCTCCTACAATAGCTAACCCACCGGGATGGTTATCTGTACCCTTAGCATATTTGGGAATAGGCTGAGCAATAATAGTCGCAAGCTGGGCAGCTCCCAATGCTCCAACCAATGCAGCCAGAACCATATTCGGGAGGGCCCTTGAAACAGCCAGTGCAGTAGCTATGATAGATTGACTGATCGCATTAGCCTTCTCCCATTTGGCCTGTTTCTGCTGGAGAGCCTCTTTCTTTTTCTCCAGTTCTTTATTCTTATTCGCAGTAGTTTGTTCTGCCGCTCTTTTTCTTGCTTCAGCTTCTTCTTTAGTGATGACACCAGAGTTTTCCAACTTTTCAATTCTCTCCAGTTCTTTTTCGCCAGCTTCTTCATTAGCTTCCTGTTCCTCTTCCACACGTTTTATCCTGGCATCATAAATATCTGTCATAATAGAAGTAATTCCATCTTGTATCTTTGCAAATGAAGACAACACAAAGGATAATTTGCCTTTGTCATCGAGTTTGCCCCAAAAATTAAGTACACTGTCTCCTGCATCATCCATTTTTGCGGTAATTTCTCCTATGATATCGCCCAGAGCATTAAATATATTGGCAGAGTCCCCCAAATATTTATTGGCAGATGAAGATAAATTGCCCAAAGAATTATTAAAATCATCCGCCCATCTTTTCCCAGGATTATTTTCATCATTATCCATGTCATTACCAAAGTCCTCAATCTGAGCCTTAATCTTATCTATTCTCCGTTGAATCTCATCAACCTTCTCTTGAGGGAGGTCAGAAGATAAGGCCAGTTCTGCCTCCGCTTCTTTCAATAAAAGCTTTAACTTTGCTTCCCCAGATTCTTTAGTGATTCTATATATCCCATCCCTATACTGTTTTTCGTTTATTTCCCCTTGTTTATATTGTTTATTTAAAGCATTAATCTCCTTCAAGGAATTTGTATCCAATATATCAAGTTCCCTGTCGGTACCTTTTTTTATCAACCCTAAACGCTCTGATATATTATCTTGAATTATAGATGAAAATCTTGCATCATATTTTTTATTAATCAATTCTACATCTTCACCTCTCCTTTCCGCTTCACGGATTTCCTCTTCACGTAAGATTTCATTCATCCTTAGTAATAAATCGAGTTTATATTCAAGCTCTTTTTCCGAATTGTTTTTAATAGTATCCAGTTTTAATTCAATGCTTCGCTTTTCTAAATCTGATTCATACTCCTCCCTTTCCAAGTCATATTTTTCATTAATATCTCTGATATTTTTATTTTTCTCTTCTTCATATTGGGATCTTAACTGATTTTCTTTGGCTGAATATCCTTTTATTTTATTGATATTCTCTTTATAAGTATTTTCTACACTGGCAATCTCTGCTTTTCTACGATCCTCGATTAGAGCTATTCTGGTTTTAGTCAATTCACTCTCTATGTTCTTCATGTAATTTGCATATTCCTCAGCCTCCTTTTTATTAGCGTCATTGGAATCATTTACCAAAGCGTCTACGTCAATACTCTCAGACATACCTTTAAGAGCTTTATCGTAATCACTCAAACTATCTTTTGCATTTTCCCATTGTTTTTTTGCATTTAATGTTATTGTTTTTTGTAGATCACTATTATTCTTGCTAAGTTCGTTTTCCGATCTTAAATATGAAACATAAGCATTTCTTTCTTTAACCCATGCCTTATATCTCTGGGCTGCAATTTTAGTCATTTCATCTAACTGTGCACGTGCTATCGCAGAAGCCACCAACTCTTTTCTCAATTGCATATACGCTTCTTTAGCCTCTCCAGCTAATATACTTTCTTTCTTCATATTTCCTAAATAATCAGGATACATCTTCTGTAACGCATTAGCTGCTGCAAGACGTTCCTTCCTAAGTTTATTTGTATCTTGAGTTGTTTTATAAAGAAGATCTAGCTTAGTCGTTTCTCTAGATATATCTTGAATTCCTTTTTGCCTAGCTATTAGCAATTTATTTTCATAGTCAATCAAGTCCCCTGTGACTTCTTTCGCTTTAAATAAGTTTTCTATCCAATTCATTATATCCTTTCCATACACAGATAACAATGTAATACCTACTACCAATGCTGTTTGCCAATTAAGGATAGATTTAGTTAGTTGTTTCCATACGGGAACCCCTTTCTGACCGGATTCTTGCAAAGCCTTAAACTCATCTCTTGCACGTTTTATTTCATCAGCCATTATAGGCAAGTTATTAGAGATAGCAAGAAAGAAAGCATTCCATCCTACTGCTAATGAAGGCAACTCTCTGGCCACTTGCTGGACAGATGCGTTTAATCCATTCCAATGTGATGTATAGTTACCTACATTTCTTTGATAATTACCCATTTGAGCGTCAATGGCCTTTAATTCATCTTTTAGTTGCTTAATCTGCTTTATTAAACCGACTCCTTGATCTCCTTGTCTTTGAGCTTCAGACAAATTTCTAAATCTATTTTCTAATTGTACTACTGCTGCGCTCATTTCATTATAGCTCCCGGCTGTAGAAACCATGGCTTTTGAATGTGCATTCAGAAGAGATGTATACTGTTTATTCTGCTGTACAAGATCTCGTTCTTTAATTGTAAGATCTGATACTTTATTCAAATATTCTTGTTGGCTTATTATACCCTTAGATAGTTCTTTTGATAGTTCAGATAGCTCTCTCCTTATTTCATCAAGCCTGATTTTATTAGCAGACAGCCTTTCATTTAGTTCTTTTGCTTTATTATCATAAGAAGTTACGGTATTTAGAATCTCCGCATAAGCACTACTTGTCAATGAAATAGATGAACTTGCGGATTGCATGGCTTGAGCCTGCCTTTGAGTAGTTTGAGCATTATCCTTTTGAGCTTCAGATGCGATTTTTAAAGCATCAGAAGCCTTATTTATTGCACTTGTGAGAGAATCAAACTTTCCTGATAAGGATGACAATGATAAGAATTCTTTCATATTCTTATTTAGATCATTTAAAATACCCTTGTATCTACCTTGTATATCAGACAGTTTATTCTGAGTAGTAACTAATTGGTTCATTATATTAGTATACTTCTCTGTTTTATCCGCTAATTCCTTAAGATCCCCCGGTTTTACTCTGAGACCTCCTGCCAAATCTTTGGTAAGATTCACATAAGCCTCTTTGGTTTCATTAAATTTAGCAATCAGGCTAGTTAATTCATCAAAAGCTTTTTTATCAACAATATCCGTTATTTTAAATTCATTCGCCATAATTTAAAATTTTGTATCGTGCCCCTTCACACGATGGTTATTACTTCTTATTCTAATAAAACACCAATTCAACAAACGTTCCATAGAATTCAATACCTTCCGGTAGAAAATCAAAGGTTCCGTCTTTCCTTTCGTACAGCACATACACAGAGTGATCCATCTTGGCAGCTATGCGTGCAAGGCTTCGGACTCTCTCTATATCCTGCATCCTTTTTTTATTATCACACCAACAGCTCACAGTATACCGAATTTTGCATAATATTCCCGTAATGCGGGATTCATAAAATGAACCATAAAATGCCCCAATGCTTCGGGCCCTACGGCCAGTATTATACTGCCGTATTTCTTTTCAATATCATCCCCGAAAGAGACCCCGACAGATTCTATCCTCAATCCGTCATTAATGGGGATAGCAGTAATAGACGAGTAGTAGTCACCCCGAATTTTGAGGTTTGGAGTTTTCATGTCACGCGGTGGCAAGAACAGATAAGAAGGAGCCGGAGGTGTCTTTTCCATCTTCCACTTCATATATCCTTCAGCATTATGAAACCATCTGCCGGCATCTTTCGAATTAAAAAAAGGGTCATTGAGATATGTCGGCCTTAAAGGCTTTCCACGACCATTCACCCCTGAATACAATTGTTGCCGGATAAAGTCCTGCACCAAATCAGCATTACTCTGAATTGTGTGTTTTACAACTTTCTCAAGTCCTCCAACAAACAGTTTAAAATTATCAGCCGCATCGCTTAATGTTGCCATATCCCATGTAATTTAAAAGGGGATGAACTAATAAAAATCCATCCCCTTCACCCTGTCAATCAATCAGTTTACCATTATCCGGAATCAAACCCTTAATCCGGTCGTAAATATCACCCAGCATCTTTTCCCTTTCAAATTCTTCCCTATCCAGGAAAAATAACTTTTTGTGAGTATCGATAAAGTCCTTTCGTTTCCACTTCACGACTTCATTTTCTATGAAGTTCACACCTTCTACAACCATGTTATATCCTATTTATAAGTTAAACGCTTGCATCATACGCCTCTTTCTGCTCAATACCGATAATGCCTTCCTTCTGGAGCTCCGATGGTTTCTTCAAAGAAGGAGTGCCTGTAGCAGTAACGGTCAACTCACCATTAGCATAGGATACTGCTGATACGCCTCCGTCGAAAGATTTTCCGGCACTCTTGGAAAGAGCGTCCGCATAATACCCCGTAACATTAAGGCCTCCGAAGTGCTCAATCAACTTGTACTTATTCTCTCCCACTTTCACCAGGTCAACAAACACAAGCCCTTTCAATGCTTCCACTACATCAAAGTCAAGAGCCATGACATTCGCTGTTTTAATATACTTTTCATAATCCTTAAACATAAGGTTTACGATCAGATTAGCGACCTGACCGGAAGAATCCCAATCCTGCCCGCTTGGATATACTCCCGAAAGGGCAATACCACTCATACCGGTTGCGTCACGGTTGGTTCCGAACAATACATTGTCTTCATCAACTATTACCGCGTCAAATTCCACTCCTTTTGCCATCATTAGATTGGCTTTAAGGCTGGCATCATAATTATCCAATGTCAGAGCTGCCGTATATGCGGAATATCCGGTAACTTTATCACCTCCATATCCGGTTGCACTCACATTCGCTTCACCTCCTGTAGGGGCAAATTCTTCAACCGTCTTTATCGGATAAATTCGGTTAGGACGGTCCGCATGACACAACTCTTCTATCTTCTCTGCGGTCAGTCCGTTCGGGATTTTAAAACCACGTGGAATAAGGATTACCGCTTTAATCTTTCCGGGATCAAGAATACACTTCGATCTTCCGGTATTAAAGTCTTCCTGCCCCTTACATTCTCTAAATTCTATCGCCATAACACTTCTCTTTTTTTAATGTGATCTGCAAATTCTTAATATTTATCCCGTCGATATAATCTTTGAATGGCTTTCCGTCCGGGCCTGTCACTCCTACTTTGCCGTACCGGTAATTCTCAACATATATGTGCGGGATACTTTTTACATAAGCTATATCAAACGCCGGCTCTTTACCGATCTCCTTGATCAATATCTCGTAAATAGGTCTGAGACATTCTGCGAATGATATACGCGAACGTTCTTCGTTGGTATATGAAGGCAATGTATTTACGACAAGGAGTATATCCAATGACATTTTCCCTTTCTCGCCGGTCCTGTCCTCTTCGATCGGAGAATAAAGGAATATGGCGGGATATTTTAGTTTCGCAGTATCATTTGATTTGCTCCAAACTAACAACTGGTCAGAAATGTAGCTCCAGTCTCCAAACATATACGAGATATGTTTGCCATACTCCTTTGAGACACGCTCTACTATTTCCCTGAATACATCCGTTATTACTATCATAAGCCAAACGAATTAATCTCTTCCAGCATTGAGCGGTCAAATGAAAAACCGTCATAGCTGTCATCCTTGCATAAGAAATCAAGCAAATCATGATTCATCTCAACCATTTCATTCCATGCCGGAATAAGTACCACATTGGGATCGGCATGGTCTTCATCATCAGAACTGGTTGTGCCCACATCGCTTACATGCACATTGTTCCTTCTCACAAAGAAAAAGAACACATAATTTGCGATAGGGCTTTTACCATCCTTGGTTAGAAACTCTTTTAGCCTTTCCCATTTATCAATCTTATCTTCCCCGTCTGCCTTCAGGTAGTTTATGAATTGACGGCACATATCCCTTCCCAACACCAATTTCAGATACTCTTTTTCATACGTATCAATGAAACTGTCAAGATAGTCCTTCATTGCAGTACGGGTAATTGAAGGAGCCCCCGTATCCACGTTCAGTCCATCTATAGATGTTGTCCCCTTAAAGTATGTACCGTCAATTATCATATGCTACTCTTTTAATTTATTATCACCCGGTTTAACGAACAGTTCTTCACAGCCGAGCTCTTTTGCATCCTGCATCAGGTTATTCGGCACCCGGATCTTTCCGTCCTTGAAAAACTTACTTGCAAGGGGCATATTCACACTCGTTTTATCCCCTTTCTTAAAGAAGTTAACGTCTTTAATGAACTCAACCTCGTACTGCTTATGCAGGTCCATGTTATACTCTTTTCCCATATTTATCCAACTTTATGTTTAACCACCAACTGAAGGAGAAATAGCCTCCATTACTGTAGCAAATGAATCACTCACAAATGCAGTCTTATACTGTGCCTTTACATAGGCCATCAATCGTTTTTCACCGATCATGGTCACAAGGTTCTTCGTGAAGTCGTCGTTCTCCCAACCGAAAGTAATAGTTAACTGAACCAGGTCGCGAATATTCAGGTAATTGAAGTCACCGATACGGAACTTACCCTGCTCGATAGCAGTAGACGTTTCCACCGCAAGTCCTCTGATCAGTTCATCACCAGCACGGAACGGCCGCAGGTATTGTCCGTTTGCATCCTTCTCAAGCTGCATCATAGCATAATCGATTGGATTCATCAAAACAAGATTAGGACGATAATTCATCTTGCTTGTAGAAAGAATCTGTGTATATGCCGCTACAATGGCATCATACATATTAGGGGACTTAGCTACTTTGAATCCGGTAAGCGAGAATGAAGGAAGATCCTTAAATACACCTGTAATCTGTCCGTCCGATCCGGTACCAGAAATAATACCTTCCTCTTCTGTAATACCGATACGGTTAATGATTTCCGCTCTGATTTCTGCTACCAACTGAGGTAAATCAGTCAATGTTTCCTCTGTCAGCTTTACAGTCAACGCAACCTTACCGGCAGTAATGCTCTTTTCTGAAAGCGTTGCATCCATATTAGGTTTCAGGCCACCTTCAGGTACCCATTTGGCATCACCTTCTCCCGGCTTGAACTCAGCATAAGTCAACGAACGCGTACTGATGCTTGCCACGTTTGCGTATCTTCGAATAACTGTTTCAGCTTTCGGATCTACAGAAAGAGTAGTATCTACCGTATTGTTATAATGCGGTGCAATGCCTGTACTGGTTACTGTAGAAACAGATTTGCTGTCCAACACCAGATTAATACTCTTCTTATAGCCGGCAGATGCTTTACACGCCCCTTTCAAGTCAACTACCTTGGCACCTTTCTCAACCGTGATAAAGTCCTTCAGTTGTTCCTCAATCTGCTTATCGATGCTCTTAAGAGCAATCTCACCGTTCCCGGCCTTTTCCGTAGCGGCCTTGATCCGGATAAGGCTTTCCTCGATACTGTTGATGGTTTCATCAAACGTTTTCTTGTCAACCGCACTTTCGCCATTCTCTTTCTTGAAATCGCTGATCGATTTTACCGCTTCAGTAATAGATGTACGCAGATCCTCAATTTTCAGTTCATCGTTAAGGTAAGACTTGATCTTCTCTCCTATCTCCTTATCGATAGAATCAGCCAAGGCGCTGTCCATCTTCTCCCATACTTTTTTGTCATCCTCAGACATTCCCTTTGTGTCAATAAGGTCCAAAAATCCTAATTTCATAAGCAATCCTGTTTTAGTTTTAATTTATTAAACATGGACTTCTTACCACGTACGTCGGCTTCCTTTGCTGGCGGATTGCTTTCCGGCCTTGCAGAAGCAAGTGACATAGCTTTAGCAATGATCCTTTGTAACTCTTGTTGTTTTATGACGTTAAGCCCTTTACATAAGACGTCGATGTCAGATACCAATTCACAATATCGGTCTTGGTAATCCTCCTCAGACTTTAATCCCAGATACTCCGTTTCACCATTAGCACCGATTGAGACAACAGAGATTTCATAAAGGACAACCTCTTTTACGATCAGACAATCTCTTCCTTCATCCCACTCACATTTCTCCCACACGTATCTATATCCAATAGAGAACTGGTTCAGTGTTCCGGATTCAAGCTGTGTCAAAGCCTGGTTGCCTCGTTCTACATCATCAATTACGGCTTCAAAATACAACCCCTTTTCATCTTCACGCAATGCAGTTAAACGGCCTATAGGCTCACTCATATCATGCATCCACAGAAATATGATCTTATCATTAGCCGGACTTTCCGGTCCCCTGTCCTGGATACTTTTTGAGAAGCATCCTTTTATAAGCATATCTCCGGACTTGTCTATATTGCCAAATATGGCAGCATATCCCGAGATCTTCCGGCTTCCGCTGTCAATTGACAAATCCTTTGTCTCAAACGAAAAGGACTTAGTCTGCTTCCCGATTCTACCTTTATATTTATTCTTCGTTTCCATAATCTCCCTTAGGTTTTTCAGGATCAATATCTATATATTCAGCTAATACGCTTCTTACCTCGTCTCCGGTAATAAGACCGGCCTGTTTCCCCTTAATCATGGAGTCCATTACCCGTTGCAGAACATCCGATGATTTACTCTTATCCGCCTGCAAACATTCTACGTGCGAAAAATCTATCTTCATAATTGTACCTTCCGGACAAACATTCTCCGTAAAAGCCTCCGCTATTATTTCTGAGTTAGGTATGATCAGGTCCTGGTAACCGGCACGTTTAGCCGATTCCTGGTTCTCAAACTTACTTTCATTAAAAAGGCTCGGGTTAAGACCGATAGCATTGGCTATCTTTTCAGTACATCTCTTATCCTCTTCATGAAGTTTCAACTGGCCAGAATTATAATTCAAAGGAATCCATCCCAATTTAGCACGGGAGACAGCAATCTGGAACTGACTTTTCATCAACCCGTACTTCCGCTTGAATCTATCAAGAAGTGATTTCTGTTCGGTTGAATTCAGCGAAGCGTTACCTGTCTCACTGTTATCGTTATTGTAAATGATCCCTTTGGGGCCTCCATTCGTTATCAGGGAATTACTTGCCTGCATAGAAGCCATCCAGTTAGAAACAGGAATAGACAAACTGTCTACGGCCGTACCGAACGTTATCTCATCACCTTCATTGCAAGGGATATGGATATCACTGTCGTAAATGATAAAATACTCCTCCTTGTTAAGGACCTTTTTCTCGGTCCCGCACTCAACGTACGCCTCCTTGACTATTCCGTCCAAATCTACCTGGTCCAGAGATTTCCCGGTACCGGTCAGATGGAAATGCGTGGGATGGATGATCCACATCGTACGAGGAATGCCTTTCTTAAAAATACGGTTGGTATATATAGGGCAGTATCCATATGTCCGGAGGACCATTTCTATTTGAGAGAAGAAGGCGATGGAATTTTGAAGCGGATTAGGTTTCTTAAACAAGGCGGTCAGCTTCGGATCTGTGACATCGTTACCCTCTGAGTCTGTCAGGTAAACCCTTCCGTTTGCAAACATGGCTCCCACCTTCCTTATAACGGTAGCGAACGGAGTACAATACAACAAGGCGTTTTCTTTATCCATGGCTTGGGACATGTTAAAGTCCGTCTTCCAGATGGCACCTTTAGAATCAAAAAGATTGGTAAGATAGAATATATCATTACCTCTCTTCTCAACCACATTAACCTTGTCGGTCATATTCATTGCCTTTTTTGAAAACCAGCTACCCATATATGCAAAAAGAGTGGATACACCCAAAGGCGTACCCACTCCCGTTTTTATGTATTTTCGTTCTTTTATGATTTACGGTAGCATATACCTTTATATGCCGTGGATACTCTCCACTGCAAATATAGATAATATTATTGATTATTTACCTAAATCATTCTTTTTTTATCTATAGAAATTACGATTTTTATTTCATTTAACAGATTGGTTTATAATAGAATTAAGTAAGTAAACGAACAAAAACAAGAATATTATTAACAAATTAAATGTAACTGTTACTTACTGAGATACTGACTAAAAAAATAAAAAGGTTTGGGTCCCTTACCATCCAAGTGTGCTTAAAAACATGTTCTATTATTATTATATTTATAACAAATATGTTATATTTGCACCCGTAAACAAATGCTCTTTGAAATGAAAACAACAGAGTTCTTAAAGAAGGCTGCAAAGATAGGCTGCTATTTCGTGAGTCACGGCAAAGAACACGACGTATGGTACAGTCCGAAAACGGGGAAATACTTCCGAGTGGGCAGGCATGGTTCGCAAGAAATAAAAGGCGGCACTCTTAACAGCATGATGAAAGATGCGGGTCTTAAATGACCCGCACATTTGTTTACCGGAATTATAAAATAAATGGAATATGAAAACGGTTGCTATTGTTGAAATGTGGGACGACAAGACAATAAGTGTCTATGTTCCGGAATTTGACGGTTTTAACTTGAACGGTCAAGGGAAAAGCGTTGATGAAGCAAAACGATCACTACATGAATGTATTGATGACTATATTACCATGCTTAAAGAGCAAGGTAATGAAGTGCCAGGGGAACTGAAGAATGTAGAGTTTGAGTATAAGTATGATATAGCTTCATTCTTTGATAATTTCAAGTTTATAAGCGTATCTACTTTCGCAAAGTATGCAGGCATTAATCCCTCTTTGATGCGCCAGTACAAGCAGAGGATAGCGTTTGCTTCCGAAGCACAAAAAGCTAAGATAGAGGAAGCAATACACAGGGCAGCGAGAGAAATGCTGGCGGTACAACTTTAATTTTGGCATTTGTTTACACGAGACCTCTTTGGAGGCATATTCAAGGCGATGGAATTTAGGTTCCATTGCCTTTTTTATCAGTTAACAGATAAGATATAAAAAAGGCCGGGAGCAATCCCGGCCTGAAAAAAAGATATTAGTAAGATTTATATTGTTCAGATACTTGATACTCTTTACCCTCATAGGTAAATGTCCAAGTGAATATAGGAAGGTAAACATACCTCATCTGACCACCAAGATTAGTTGATTGCCCTGACTTAAGAGAGCCCAGTTTAGAGGCTTCGTCAGTGTATAATACGATGCTTCCTGTTGATCCATCTTTTACCTCAAACTTAGTAAGAGATATCTCTTTAGAACTTGTGTTGGTTATGTAACAATACACAGACCCTGTTATATAACCATTAATGGAGACAATAGATGAAGAACCTATTCTCAGATCCATAAAATCGGAAATCTCTGCTGATACAACTTCGCAAGTAGCAGTATGCCCACTATCTTCTGTAGTTATTGTTATCGTAGAAGTGCCTTCCTTCAATGCTGTAACCTTTCCATTATTGTCTACAGAAACAATGTTGGGTGCAGAACTGCTAAATTTTACATTTTTATTCTCTGCATTTTCAGGCAAAATAGAATATGTTAATGTGTAATTTTCTCCATTCAATATCTTAATAGAGGATTCAGTAAACTGAACTCCTTTTACTGAAGGAGGCAAAACATTCACAGCACACTGAGCTTTAAAGTTCCCATCATTAGTAGTGGCAATTATGTTACATGTACCTTTTGCCAATGCAGTCACCAATCCGTCTTCTACCTTTGCAATATTAGGATCGCTGGAAGACCATTTGATACTTTTGTCCTTTGCATTTTCAGGAGATACAGTAGCTGTCAGAGTAAATGACTCGCCGGCTTCAATAGATTTAGTTGTTTCATTCAATGTAACTCCTGTAACCTTAATAGGATTCACTTTAACAACACATTTGGCGGAGGTATCACTTCCTTTGACTTTGACTGTAATAGTACATTCACCATCGGAAACGGCTGTAACCTCGCCATCTGCATTAACCGTTGCTATAGTTTTATCCGAAGACTCCCATTCCACTTCTTTGTTGGTAGTATTTTCAGGTTCTATCGTATACTCCAAACGGAATGATTCACCAGTAGTCATCGTCTTTTCATTCTCAGATAGTTTGATACCCGTTGCCTCAATTGGAGTTACAGTAATCTTACATATATCTTTTAACCCTAAATTAAAGGAAGATACTGATATAGTTGCTTCTCCAACGGCTTTGCCATAAACAACTCCATTTTCAACAGTTGCAATTGTTTCATCAGAAGAATTCCATTCATATTCGGGAGCGGGTAAATCTGCTGGCGAATGGCTGACAGTAAGAGTTATTTTCTCACCAATCTTTACTGAAGCTTCACTTTTAGAAATTTCGATAGATTGTACAACAGGTTTGTCATCATCACCGCAAGAAGATAATGACAGAACAGAAACAATAGATAGTAACAATAAAATAGTTCGTTTCATGAATATAACATTTTAATATTAAAAGATATTGTGCAAAATAATTAAATATATACATACTTACCAAGTTTTATCCGAATTATTTTTTGTATTCAACTAAAATATCTATCTTTGCAGTGCTTAACATATTTATAATCCTAACAAATGCAAGCGGAGCTTGCATTAATCATGCGAGCATTTTTTATGCTTGTACTTAAAATATTTGAGGTATTACTATACCCCCGTGGCAAACTGTAATGGAATGTCAGCATTTGTTAGGAATGTGTTAAGCAGCGGGAAAGATGGTAGTACCTCTTTTTTATTGTTTATGCTTAACAGTAATCCTAACAATCAAAATCAAACAAATAATAGTAGTTTGATGGCGACGTTAATCCACGATACGGATAGAATGAGTTCACTTGAAATTGCGGAACTTACAGGGAAAAGACATGATGCTATTTTACTAGACATCAGGAACTTACTTAAACAAGGAGTATCTGCCCACAATTTTGTGGAGACATCCTACAAGCAGCCTCAGCCAAGAGGAGGATATAAAGAACTCCCTTGCTTCGAACTCACTAAGAAGGGGTGTTTAATTTTAGCTTCTGGTTATGACGCGATACTCCGTGAAAAAATCATCGATAGATGGGAATCACTTGAAATGGAGAAACGCAAACCTCAGACTCCTCAAACCTATATTGAAGCCTTGGAAGCTTTGGTAGCTTCTGAAAAGGAGAAAGAACGCCTGCGCATTGAATCAGAGCAACAGCAAGCCACCATCAAGATTCAGACAGAGGAAATTAAGCAAGCAGCCCCGAAAAATAGATTTTCGTTTGGTAATTTACGGAATTGTTGTATCTTTGCAGTGCTTACAGTTCGGCAAACTTTATTGCTTCGCAGAGCAGCGGTTAATTGCTCAATGGTTATTGGGCATTTTTTATGCTCAATATTTAAGGATATTAGGCGGTTGTCTATACGTAGTCATTATTGTTTTGTTCTCCGGAGCAAAGTATGTTGGACTGTAAGCAGCGTATATGGCAACCGCTTTTCCGTTGCCTATAATGACTTAAATGCTTACAGTCATGGAAAATAATTTAATCTTATCCAAAGAGAGCAGCGAAAGCGAAATCAAGCGTTATTTCAACGCAATTCTCGAATTGTCTAAATCAGATAACGAGTTTCCAATCAATCTTGATGAAGTTTGGATGTTGGTTTATCCAAGAAAAGATCATGCTGTTAGAGAATTGGTAGATAGTAGCCAGTTTATTGAAGGTGTTGATTATCAAGTTTTCCTCAAAAATGGGGAAAACCCTAAAGGTGGCAGACCGACAAATGAGTACAAGCTTACCGTTTCTTGCATGGAGTTCTTCATCGTTCGCAAAGTAAGACCAGTATTTGAGGTTTATCGCCAAGTGTTCCACAAAGTCGCAAAGCATGAATTATCCCGCAAAGAACTTGCTTTAATGGTACTTCAATCGGAAGAAGAGAAAGAACGTTTGGCTTTAGAAGTCCAACAAAAGCAAATCACTATCGAATTACAAGAGAAGGAAATCAAGCAAGCAGCCCCGAAAGTCAGCTACTACGATAACCATTTGCAATCGGTCAACACGCTTACCTCCACACAGGTGGCTAAGCAAATCGGAATGGATGCGGAGAAGCTTCACAGGAAAATGAAAGAAATAGGTATCCTTTACAAACAGTCCGGGCAATGGATATTACATGCCCCTTATTCCACTTGGGGATTACATTCTACCCGTACACAGACGTACACACGTTCTGACGGTTCGACAGGAACAAGTGTATATACAGTATGGACTACCAAAGGTGTGCGTTTCATCATTGCCCTATATGAAAATGAATGGAACGTGAAGAAAGCCATCAAGCAGATAAAGAGTGAGGTGAATCCAGCCGCCTAATCTATTACATAACTATCAGCGGTCGGTTTAAATGCCCGACAGCCACAACTATATTCCAAAATTATGATAGAGATTATATTAATATTGGTTTGTCTGTACACAGGTTACAGGCTCACACGGAAGAAAGGAGAATCATTCTTCTACAACGATTGATTATATATAACGCTTCGACTACCAATCAGGCGAACATCTCTGTTAGGGGATGAACACCCCGGGAGCAATACGGCTCCTGGGATCTCGACGAAGGAAACGAAATTAATCTAAATGAAATTCTAAATAAAAAGCTATATGGAAACTTCAAAATATACCAATATGGACATGGTATTGCTGAGCCGTGTCGTATCACTTACCGACGATATCCTTAGAATGCACAAGGAACTCAATGAACTCAAATTGATCCTCAATGAACGGACAAAGCAAGCTGAAGCAAAAAGTAGACGCAATGTGTTCATGAAAATAGAGAAAAAAGGACGGTAGATATGATGAAGGGAGAGTGTGTTTTGCTCTCCCTTTATTTATGGTATCTTAAAAATAGAACCAAATTTCAGTGGATGGTCAGAAAAATCACGGGGGTTATAATTTTACTACATGAAAAATAGAACAGAAAGGGATCTTACATAAAATTATAGAAAGAGAGATCTTATTTTGATTCCATTGCCATTATTGCATCCTTTATAGCATTTACATACTCTAAATGGGAACTTCTTGATATCAAATGAATGTAAATATTCCTATCTGCCTTAACCTCAATAGGAGTATTTATCATGTTAGTAATTCTATTCGACGATATATACTTATCGAACATTCTTGAAAACAAAGTACTTCTAAATTTTTGAGGAGTTAATCCTTGGTCTCTTCTTAAAATATCATGTATATCATCACAGTAGAAATATAATATTATGTTTTCATTATCGTTAAAAACTTGACCTATGACATTTGATATTTTCAGAAGTATTCCAATATCAGTCGGATTATCCCCTTTTATTCTTTCCAGTGTAACATCTGCTATTTCTATATCATCTCCAAGCAGATCTCTCACTTCACAAGGTATTACTTCCAAGTCAAAAGGAGATATTATTATTCGATATTCATCACCTAATTGAGAACTAATAGAAACGGAAATATCCATCTAATAAATTTATGCATTAATTTTTATAGTGCAGTCCTTTTTATTGCGTAATTTTTCCTGCTGAGATAATTTCCTATCTCTCAGCTTATTTACAAAGTCTAATAGTCCTTTGGAAGGATTCTCTATTACCAATGTTTTTTGTGTATAGGTAGAAGCTTTCATAATCTATAAATATAATTACGCTACATTGTAGTGTTATTATGTTGCAAATATAAGCAATCAGTCAGTATCTCACGCTAAATCATCACTATTTTTACCACCAAAGCTATGTTTTTAACTAATATCAACATGATTATCAGCTAAATCACATCTATTATCATATAGAACAGAACTAATAAGAGGAAGGTTCATAAGGGGCCGGAACTTCTTACGTGAACCGGCTCAGAAAGCGTGTAAAGGGATATATCCTATTTATACGTTTCCTGAGAGTAAAGAGAGAACCGGCAGATCAAACAATTACTGATTATTCCTAATTGTTCTTGCAACTACCGAAGCCAAAGCACTCAGGCAATTAATCCCTTCATAGCTCTCTTTACCATTATAATCCATCACTGAATCCATAAAAGAAAGATATTCAGGATAATCATCATAATCACTTCTAAATTTAAATCTCTCTCTTATAAATTCTTCATTTGCAGATATTCTTTGGTCCATATTCGCATATAAGCTGGTAGCCCGCACATTATCCATCCATTCCCGCACATCTCTTGCAAATTGGAAATATGATTTATGACTTTCAAAAACAGTACTGACAGGTGCCCATTCTTTGAGTTTCTCTTCCATTAATCCGGCATCAAATCCATCTCTAAATAAAACTCCGTCGATAAAGACCTCAGTTCCATAGACTGCATGTATCATTATAAACTTACCATTGCAATCTGGCATGATATAGACTATAGAATCTCCTTCTATTGCTATTCCTACATTATAATATTTCATATTTTCTTTCTTATGTGTATTTCTCTTCCTAGCCATTGAATATGATAAAAACTGTTCCCGGAATATATCTGTACACACATAACGGAAACAGTCTGTTAAATGGCCAAACTCCTCGTAACTCTGTTTTGTTATCTTGTCCTTAATCCGAGCTTTTAATATTCCTCCATTAGTGTCTTTCTTTACATTCTCGTAATCTTGTATAGACTTCTTACATGATTCATCAATAGACACAGATATTCCATGGAAACCCTCTAATAAAGCATTCACAAACTCTCCCGACATAGCAACAGGAGGGTTCTTTTTAGGGACCATATCAACCACCCGAAAAGTTTCTTCCAACACATCTATAAATTTATCCAGAAAAGATCTCTTTTCATCATCAATAGTATTTCCGCTTCTGGTACTCGCATCTCCATGCAAATATACCACATCGTTATATCCGATTCCTTCCAGCCATGTACGTGTCAACTCGGCTGCTTTAGTTACTGTATTAAGAGGATCTTCAGCACAGATTTCATGAACTTGCCTTAACTCCAATTCTTCATTTTGCCATATTGATACACTGATATATGGGAGAACATTATTATCAACAGAAATATGCAAAGGAATTCCTTCTGTTACAGGACATATCTTCTTATGCTTACCAGAATCAAATGCATGCAAAAACTCTCCACCTGTCTTTATTTTACCCCATTCCCCAAGCGCATATATACGATAGTAATTATAATCTCTTGTCCTATCCTTATCAAAATCAGCAACCGCCTGCCGGTCATAAAATCCATATTGCCCGTCCGGACTGCCAACTACCCAAAAATTATTGAGGTAAGTTGATTGCATTATAACTGTATCCGGAGCATGAACTTCCTCAATTCCCGTTCTAGGATTTCTCAAAAGCCTTTCTGTATTTTTCCATTTTCTAGCAATCATTGAGAATTCTTTAGGAAGAATCTTCTTTGTTTCATTGTCTCTCAATATACCATACAAGTCATTTGACTCTTCTTTTAACTGCTCTTTATCAAATACATTTTTTTTAATCCAACACTCTTCCTCAATTGGATTAAACATTGAAATGATTTTCTGTCCTTTCCGGCCTCTAAGACGCTTCTTTATCTGTTTGAAATCTTCTTCTTTAAACTCTGACAATTCTTCACAGACAACATATTTATAACTCTCCAATCCTTTTATTTTCTCAGAATCATCCAATCCCTTAAATGTTATGTAGGACCCGTTAAAACAAATAATCTTATTCTCTCTAAACGAGAATAGTCTATATACTCCAAGGGAGCTTACCGCCTCCTGAAAAGTCTTATAAATACTATCAGCAATAGAAGAACCTACTTTTCTAAATACAAGCGTATTATTACCTCCTGAAAGACATTCTATCAACATAGCCTGAGCTACAGAAAAAGACTTTGCCGATGAAGAACCTCCATAGAGGAAGATAAACCTTATATCATCATCTTTCATAGCTTCCCTAAGATGATGAAAATTTGGATTAAACTTTCTATAACTAATAGATACCTTTTCCATTAATCCCCCGTCCCCGTATCAATATCAAGCAACATTTGTTTTATATTAACTTCTGTCGGTTCATCATATCCCAGCATCTTGCAAATACGAGATATGCTCCAACTCTTACCATTCAACTTTAATTCAATCCCCTCCTTGGTAACTTTAACACTTTCTACTGCACGCGCCATTTCTTCAGTCCATTCGGATGAATCTTTAAATATCACCATACCATTTCTTATACTCAGGAAATCACGGATATCAGCAAATGCAATACACCGCAATTCCTCAAGTACGCGATCCTTAGTAATATTTGACTTCTTTCTTAATTCACTTTGGAGCTCCTGTATTCTGGGAGACAGCTTTGAAACCAACTTAGATGCTGCCTCCCATACAGTTTTATCACTGGAGCCTTTGCACGAATATACCTTTCTATATGCTTCAGAAGCATTACTGGTCTCAATATAAAGATTACAGAATTTTTCTTGTTTAGGTCTTAGCTTCATGTCTTTTCGTTAGTCTGAGTTATGTATAACATAATACACATTACAAATATAATTATTTTTCTCCTAATATAAAAACTAGATTAATAGATAATCTGGAATTTGTGGTACCATTTATCCGCATGTGGGAACCATCCTATCATAAACGATATCTGGCATATAGTTATTTTATATATCTTTCCTTTCATCGTTATTCCTCCTTTTCTAATTGCTTCACAATCTTGAAATAATCCTCCTTACTCAAAACCTTTTCAGCTGCATCAAGAACAGTATTATATCCGTTACAATAACCCAGGTCTGCAACTTCACTTATTATGAGTTTATTAAAATGTTGCAATTTCAATAGCCTTTTCATGCAAAGGGATTTATTATGATCTCTATTCATTTTTCTTCCTTTTATTTAAAATGATTAATAAGTTCTTTTACTGTAGCCTTGTGGCAATAAAGTGCTTCTATCTGAGTCCCAACATGCTTTCCTCCGTCACGATCTGTAGCTTTAAACCAAGTACCTTTAGTAAGATCAACATATATTTCTACATCCATTACAAACCATTGATTATTATCTGTATCATCCCTCAATGCAGCTATAGCCAGAAACAGGGTTCTATTATATTTGCAATCATATGCAACTTCATCATCTGTAATATTGGATGCGAACGTTGTGAAATATACTCCATGTTCATCATCTGTATATATTATATCGTGATGATTTGAGGAACCTGCGTTTTTATACCCTATATCTTCTAACTTCTTACGGAGTTCTTCCGTATTTTTTCTAATAAAACATGGTGTTGTAAATCCCATAGTTAGTCCTCCTTTTCTTTTGCATTATCATCATAGGTAAAATCGACAGACTCTAATTGGGCTTCTGAAATGAAAACCTTATTTTTATCCTGCCATTTCATTATCCTTTGGTGAACTTTTTGATTTTCACTATCCGTTATAAAACCGTGATAGTGTAAAAAACAACGGCACATATTAGCTATTGCTAACTTTCTTCTGTTTTCCATAGTTATTCCCCTTTCAATTCCTTAATTAATCCAGGGTTATCAAACTTATTCCCCAACACGCTAACACATTGTACGTCACATGGATAGTATACTTGTCCTTCTTTATCTCTGAAACAAAAACTTCCATTTTCAAAAATCACTTCTGCCACAACATGTTGATCAATATCTACAAAACCTACAATATCATGTTCATAGATCCGTTCTGGGTCGCCATCTCCTGAAGTTGTTATACCGGTGAACTGGCCTACTGTTTCCGGGATAACTCCTACCCATTTTTCAGGTTCTATCTCAAAGAAAACAGCATATGTTTTCCTTTTGATGGTTCCATGGGAGATAGTCATGCTATTTACCCATTCACCACCATTAACTCTTTTTCCTCTAAATATTATTTCTCTGTTCATGATTAATATCTTTGTTTCTGTTCAATATGCCAGAGCAAATCAATATCAAGATGCTTAGCAAGCCCGAAAATCTTAATTAGAGAGTAGGATATATCTCTATCAATAAGATTTTTAGTAATATTGAAAATGGACTCTGTGAATGTTTTGTTAATGAATATACGCGAATATTCTTCAAGCACTTCATCATCCAGACAATCGTTTTCTAACTCAATGTTACGTAGCCCACATAGATCTAACAGTCGTATAGCAGCATCGGCAAGTTCATCGGGAAGTGAATCTTTTACATTATTTTCAAACGAGCACTTAAATCGTTTTTCTTCCTCTACTAATGCAGGGTAACGATTGTATTCCATTTCAAAACGACGTTTACAATTTTTTCCTAATCTACCTTTTCGGTCCGCTTCCACAGCTTCCATAAGTTCAGAAATGACAAGGCAAAGGCAGTGTTCTTTAATCAGCTCCTTATCATGGAAACCGTACTCGCAAGCGGTCTTATAAGCACGGTCGCGCCATTTATTCAAATTAATATTGTTCATTGTCTATTTTTTTATAATCCTTACATCCATTACGATAAAAACCACCATCATATAAATCACTGTAACCATGGGTCACTTTAAACTGAAGAGGATGGTTTAGCGCACAAAGATCACTATAGTGCCGTTTAGCTAATTCTTCAATCACTTTTTCCATATCATCATCATCTAATACATTTTCGTCCGGTTTAAAATTCTTGCATGTATCACAGTAACGGATAGGTTTACGTTCTCCTTTTTTCCCTGAAGGCTTTTTAAACCCTTTTAGCCAACAGCTTTCGTCTTTGATAGGACAATATATACAGTAATCATCAATTTCGTAGAATTGACAGTACCCTTCACAGAACCATTCCCGAAACTCTGTAAGCATTTTCTCTTTTATAAGCTCTGCCTTCACTTCCTTATTCCTAATTTGATTTCTTCATCCCAATTGTATGTTTCTCTCCCTCCTTGTAATCTGCTTCCGAACAAGCGTAACCAACTTCTGTATTGTCACTTAAAATTCCTTGCATAGCGGCTTTCGCTATTTCATAACGCCTCTGTTCCCAATCAATAGCTGAATTTCCAAGATTTAAAAAGTCAAGTTCACACTCTCTGAATACCATATTATCACATACATATAGATTATCTCCACTATGTAACGCATTGGTATTTATTTTCGGAATTACATCTATCAGAACTCCGGTTGATTTTACTCTTGCTTTCATATTTAATCTCCTTTCTCTTTAATCCGTTCTAATACATCCCTATTAGCTTCCAGTATTTCATCGAAAGAAGGGATAGGCATCCAGTGAGTCACATTGTCTATCACATAATACCCGCGATTATATTTCAGCCACTTGTTTCTGATGAAACATGCTCTAAATACCTCACCATCACTATCCATTACAATACAATCATTCGATGAATCGCAACCAGCCTTCTCTTTCACACTTATCCAAGGTGATTGATTTGATTGCCATTCAGCACCAGCTTCAAACGCATTTTCCACCATCATCCTATTTATATCTACACCCGGATAATTCTTTTCATAATATTCTTTCTCGGCTTCTTCTACTGTCTGTTTCATAAACAAATCCTTTCTTTTTTAAAATCGGAATTAATTGGGATCAAGCCCAATATTTTCCGAAACGATTGCATTTAATTATTTCATCTAATTTCAATTGTTTCCGACGGAACTTATTTATAGCCCGTTTCTCAAATTTTCTTTTTTTAGAACTGCAATGCTTCTTATCCATTCGGCATTGATAACAATGACATATTCCAATGCCTGTATGTGATTCCTTCATTTCTGTATAACCTTACATTTTACTCATTTCTTTATTGTTTTGAGCCATACGGCGGACGTTCAGCCACCGTATGGCAGTATGTTAAAACTCAAATATCATCCAGTCGTTAGCAAGCATATCCGTTTGGGAAGCAAGCCAACCGTTTACGATAGAGCCATCAGCGGCTTTCATGCAAATGTATGCTGTGAATTTTACTGTGTCATCCTTTTCCAGTTCGATAGGATTACCGTTTTCGTCAACACAATCCTGATAATAGTAATCTTTCACTTTTTGAGGTAAAGACTTAATATCTTTGGCTACAAAGCCAATATGAAGTTCATCAGCAGGACGCATGAATATAAACATACCTTTGCCATTCCATCCTTTACGAGTAACAAGATGCCCCCGTTTGAGGGATTCAAGTGCTTGCCCGAAGGTTCCTGTTTCTTCTCTCAACAATTCTCCTTCCGTTGTTGCTCCAAGAATGTAAGCTGTTTGAATAAGTCCCTCACACTCTTTTGCTTCTTTATTACACGATACTACACTCGCTGCATATTCAGCAGCCTTTTCATCTAATGTTTTCATTTTAATAAATATTTTTGATTAAACATTGAATCCGCTTCTTGAAACTGTTTTGTAAAGCGGTTCTCTTTATATTCTCTCTTAAATGTCGTATGTGAGGCTTTGGGGGTAGTGCAGCCTATCAGCGAGGTGACTGCGAGAATTATTAGTATTTTCTTCATTACTGTATCGTTTTACGCTAATTGTTATAAAAATATTCGTTACATCTAAACCCCTTGCGTGGGGCGAAGTCTTTAAACTCACAACTTCTGAAAATCCACTTCTTATCAGCCCATCTGGATAAATCATTTTGCCATTGCGGTATGATCTGATTAGGGTTATTCAAATCCCTGTAAGGTTGGCAATGCGGCAAAAATCGCCCTCCTTTGTTCCTCCAATGATTGACACGTTCAAACGATTCTTTAAAGTCGTCCATCAGTATACAGTAGAAGAAGTATTCGCCCTTATAACCATACTTATCAATCAAAGCTGTAGCACGTTCACATTCTGCGATTTGTTTCTTCGTGTCACACCCGAATCTTATCCTCTTCATCCACTTTACTTTTGCAAGTAGCCTGGCTATATCATCTGTTACCAGCCGAGCGTCTAAACCTTGGTTAAAGTCTACTCGAAGTTTTAATCTGATAATCTTTTCTATCTGTTGTAATCCATATTCGGAAGCAAGCACATTGTTATCCATCAGAATGATATTCTTTCGTTCATGGGCAATTTCTTCTATATCCATATAGGGAGTAATGTTACCTTCTTTTTGGGGCACAACACACCATTTACAACGATTAGGACAGCCACGAGTAAGGAAGCCATAAGCCAAATTCTTATCAATATTGTATAGATCGTAGTCCGGAATTATTCTATCAACTTCTACCGGAAGAACCTTACTTATGTCATATCCAGTACCTCCTTTCTCGACTTGATCGGCATTGATGTAGTAGCCATAATCTGGTGTAAAGGAAAAGATCTTTGCGGCATAGACTTTATCATAATGAAGCAATGGATTATACCATTCCACATTGTCACCTCTTTCCTTGTAATAGCTGCTTATCTTCATCAGTGCGAGATTTGGATAATTACTATCAACTGCTAATAGTCCTATGTTCATTACTTTATTATTATGATGGTTATTTATTTTCAAAAATATGCGCAAATACACACTTTTCATCCGACAGCTGTAAGCCGAGTTGCGACGGATACCGCTTGATATAATTATAAAACTCAAACATCTTCTTGTCATCATCACCGCAGCGATCTATTAACAGCTTAATGAAGGCAAGAAGACAATCGGAGTCATTTCCGAAGTTTTCCTGTGTGGATAATTGCGTTTTGTCAACATCAAGTTTCAATTTACGAATTGCTGCTATCGCAGTGTTGAAGTTGCGTTTTGCATCATGACGCAATTCATAGCCTTGTTTTCCCATTTCACTTCTCAAATCGTAGAGAAGCGTTTCTACGACATCGGTCAACACATAGGTTAGGTTGAGCGTCGTATTAAGATTTGTTGTTCCTACTAACATGATTTTATTTCTTTATAACCACGGCCATTGTACTTATACCTGTTCCGCTCTCTTTAAACTCACCTGCACCAATTTCAAATACTTGCCCGTGTACTTCATCAATCCATTGGCGGAAGGCAGCACACTTCTTTTCAGAAGCAAATTTCCAATGTGGACTGGTAATGGCCGCAAGCGTGCCACCTTCTTCGAGCCGTTCATACATAAGCCTTACATGATCTATGTCCTGATTGTTTGCGAATGGAGGATTGGCGATTATCTTGCTATAGCTGCCCACGCTATCTTTCGCAAAATCTTCTCCAAGTAGTATTACATTGCCCAGCGAATGCAGAAACTCCCTGTTTTCAGGCATCAGTTCATAACATTCAACCATAACGGAAGGACATGCCCGATGAACAGCTTTGATAAGCGCACCACGTCCGGCGCTCGGCTCTAACACCGTGTCATCTTCATGTATCCCTCCGGCAAGCATTATCAGCCAGTCTGCAACACTATCCGGAGTTTCAAAGAACTGATATTCCTGTTGAAGATTACAGCGCTTCCCATCTTTGAGAATAGAGAAGACGCGCTCTGCATTGAACGGGAATGTAAAGCCCTGTACTTTCCCACCTTGCCAGGAACCGCCCGCCTCTTCTATCCACTTTTTGGCTTCGGCATAAGATTTTTTATTGAATTGCACTTGTGGAAGTTTGAGGATATTATTCTCAAGCGTGCAATGCTTCAATATCTCTTCCACACTCCATTTCTTACCTTCATCAGATTGTTCCCTTTTTTTGTCCATGGGAGCATCAGGGGCGAGCAATGATGATACCTTTGATATGACCTTATTACTCGCGTCCATAAATGCGTTAACGCAGGTAAGCATTTCCATCAGGAAATCGTTATCTACGTGGTCCGTTTCGTCCATAACGGTTAATCCGTCCATCATGTCCTCCAGTCTGTTCAACTGTTCAACACTACCACGTAACATTTTTATTAAAGTCTCTTTTTTGTTCGTCATAACTTTTCTGTAAATAAATTCTTGTTGTGTCTACGCTGCCATGCCCTAAAAGATCAGCCAGCTGAATCACATCCTTGTTTTTCTTAAGAAACATCTTCGCGAAGAAGTGACGGAAAGCGTGAGGGTGCATCTTCTTCTTGTCAATGCCGCAGCAATTGCCCCAAGTCTTCATACCCTGAGACAGTCCACGTTGTGTCATGGGGCCAAATCTGCCAACCGCAAAAAGCCCGGTCTTACCGCATTCTTTCGCATAAACCTTCACTTCTTGCTGTAGCTGTTTTTGAAAGAAAAAGCGACGGTACTTGTTACCCTTTCCTTTTAATGTCACTTCCCCGGATATGATGTCTTCCCACGTGAATTGCAGAAACTCCGACAGACGGGCACCGGTTGTACCTAAAACCCTGATAAAAAAATAATAGTCTTTGTTGGATTTAGTCTTCAAGTATTCCAGTAAACGGTTATATTCGTCCTCTGTAGGAACATTATTTGTGTCCAGCTTACGCTTCATCTTGGGACGCTTGAGCTCGAGAGGTTTCTTCATCCACTTGGAAAATTTTTCAATGGCCGTAATCCGCAACCGGATAGTAGCGGGAGCGAATTTTTCCTCCTCAAGCATCTTTATGAATCTCCTGCAATTATCCATATTGACCTCATTCGCATATTCGAAGTATTTCTTCATAGAGGTATGGTATAAATCAACCGTATGCGGGGAATAATCATTATTATCAGTCAGCCATACTATAAAATCATTCAACATCTTCTTATTCTTCTCTGAAATGGCGTCAAGTTTCTCCAATGGCTTTACCGTCTTTTCCCTGCGGTCATATCCGATTTTAAGATAAGACAACAAATCGCAAATGGCCGAACACATTAATGGATAACGAGCCATGACATCAGCGTTTTTACGCTTATAACTCAAATATCCACGGCGGTTGACCTCTTCTGTACTATCAAGGAAATCCGCTACATACTTGATATGCTTGCCAATTGTGGCATAATTTCGACCTGTGGTATACAGGTAAGAAATATAATTAGTCAGTATATGCTGTCTGTTATTATCCATCGTTTTTAAGTATTAAATCACACCAGGTAGTATCATTTTCAAAGAACCACTCAAAACCGCCCGCTTTATGCTTGCCCGGCTTTTTATTGCAGATACAGCTGATCAGAGCCGGATTAACACCTGTCGCTTTCCCTGCATCCTGAATGGAAGGGAATACACCGCATAACTTTCCGTCTTTAATCGCAACTACACTTTTACGATTTAGACCTGCACCTGTTTTATGCCAGGAACCACGTCCTTTCGCTAAATTTTTCAGACTTCTACGTTTGGTCTTTGGGGAATGATACTTCATTGTTTTCCCTTTATTGTGAGGAGCAATACCTTTCAAGAATCTGCCGTTTATAGGATTCCTCGTAGGGCGTTCAACGGGTATATAAAGTTCGCTCATATCTTTTATAGATTTTATTTATTTCTTAAGCTTATAAAGCCTCGTTTAACCAACTCCATCAGATCCGACATATTTTCTTCACTTATTTCTGCCTGAGTCTCACCATTTACAGACATATAATGAGGAATGCCAAATCGATCACGGATTCTCTTACGGATAACAGGAGTAGACTTGTTCTCCCAGTAAATTGTAACTACCATATCTAAAATGGATTATCATCCTCTGCACCAGATTGTTTGCCTCCTAATAATGGGACATAATCACGATTATAAAAGCAAGTCGTAGCGGCATTGAACCCACATATGAACCGTAGAAGTCCAATATTTCGTCCTTTAGCAATATCTATCATAGCCGTCCCCTTGGTATCTACATTAGAAAAATCGTTCGGATAGGATTTATTGTTAACCTCAGGCCGATAGATCAAAATGACAACATCGGCAGCTTCCGCTATTTGTCCGCTGTCACGAAGTCGCCCCAATGTAGGAACCGGATTCATTGTATCCCTATTCAACTGAGAAAGGGCTATAATCCAAATGTCAAGTTCTTTAGCTAAGTTCTTTAATCGCCTAGCCACATCCCCCATCTGTTGTTCTTTATTAGCTCCCTTCATATTCACATTCAAGATCTGAAGATAATCGATAATAGCACCGTCTATTCCAAACTTCAATTTCATATATCGGATAGATGAAATGATAGTATCAATATTAGAAGTGCTTCTATCATCAAAGTATATTCCCTTTCCCGACATTTTACCTACTCCAACATCTATCGCTTGTATCTGTGAATCAGTCAAACGTGAATACATGATTTGATTAGCCGGAACCCCACTTTCCATAGAGAGAATACGAGCCGTTATTTGCTCCTTTTTCATCTCCATTGAATACATAGCTATCTTAGCGCCCAAAGACGCTGCATTTCGCATAATAGACACCGCAAAAGAGGTGTTGTGTGTAACGACAAAATCGCTAATCACAAATAATTCACGAGGATGTGAAACTTTTATACATTGACATTCTTCTTTGCCAATATACTCTATTGAGCGGATAACATTATTTATTCTTTTACGCTCTTTTATTCTTTCCTTGCGTCGAGGAAGTGTACAGATATTTTTTTCATTTTCTCCTGCAATAGTTATTCTATAATGACTTTCATATATCTTTTCACCGATTGCACTTTTATGAGAGAACATAGAACACCTATAACCCAAAGAACGGCATAAATAAACTACATCATTTGCTAATCTTTCCGAAACGGTAGAATAGTGAATACCTCCATACTTATCAACTTCGCCATCGGTATCCATTAATCCGTTCAATAGTTCCAATCGTTGTTCATAGCAACAATTTAAGTAGCATTCAGGTATAAATTTATCTTTTGCCAAATGATTCAATAGTCCTAGCCGCCTTAACTCCTCGTAGTAGATGTTAGTCATCTTTTGATTATGCCCGTAAGATATTCGATAAGTAGGGCATTTGTCACTTTCATCTGAACTTTGCTTGACTATCGGCATTTTGCATAGACTACGCATTTTCCCCAAAACGAACTTATCGTCATTACAAAAAGTAGCCCCTCTTGAAAGACACCCATCACCAATCAATACGCCTAAAATATATGGATGAATTATAAAATTCTTCTTCTCTCCAAATTTACCACAAAACATAGGGACGTACATCCTATTGTGAAATGCACTTGTATTCTCTTGCATTTCTTTAATTTGAAGAGTAGTCAAAATACGGTTTCCACTCTTGAAAGTAGATGCACCAACTTCCCACAAATGATCTCCGCTTGAAAAAGCTACACGGCCATCAGTAAAAGTCATTTTATAAATATCCTTCATTCCTTGCGGATAAACGCCAAGGACAATTGATTTCTCTCCATCAATCGAAGCTACTTTGTCTCCTACTTTTATATCTTTGTTTAAGACCCAGCCATTAGGAGTAAGTATCTTTTCATCCATACGAAGTGCCTTACCTTGGCTTGTCTCCCCTGCAATAATTATCAAGTCTGATTTTTGCAATCCGCCTGACTTTGAATCAATTTTTTCAAATCCAGTAGGAGTACCCGTTAATTGTCTATTCCCTAAAAGATTATCATTTATCATGCCATATACACTTTCAAGTCCATCGTTAATGGTTGAAATAGTAGTGCTACTTGATTTGAAAAGCGATGCAAGTTCATTACTCACCGAATTAGAGACATCGAGAATATCCTCTGCTTCTGAATAAGAGTTTGATACAAGATACTGTCCTATATCCCAAAATTTACGTCTTATCGCCAGATCGTGCAGCCGTGCTGCATACTGGTATAAATCAAAAGTACAGTTAGAAGCAATTCGCATATACTCCATAAGGTCAAACTTCACCCCATTAGCAATAAGTTTATTCTTGACCGCTACCACATCAGGCCGACTGCCAGACGATGCCACTTGAAGGATAGCTTCGTATATCTGAAGATGGAATGGATTATAGAAAGAATCCTTGGATAATAACTCCCTCACTTCTTCAAGCGCATTGCGTTCAGTGATAATAGTACCTAAGACAATCTTCTCAGAATCTTCATCTCGTAGTTGCACATTAATTTCCATATTCTTTTTTTGCCCAGTTTAATACAGTCCTGTAAAGGTTAGTATATCGTTTACGTAGATCCTTTCGATTCTCTATCTGCTCGATGATGTCAGCAATCTGTTTACCCGTATATTTCTCTTTGAGTTTTAGAAACTCCGCTTCCGTGATTTGGGAAGAGAAGTTTTTAGCATTGCTGCAATAAGGAGCGTTCCGTTTTAGCCAGTCATTGAATTTTAGAAAATCAGGATTTGAAGAAGCGGATGAAGAAGCTTTGGCTTCTTTCTTATCTCCGTTAGGAGATTCTTTCTTATCTTCCTTTTCCTCTTCCTTTTCCTCCGTAGTGTTCACGTCGTTATCACGTAGTGTTGACGTAGTGTTCACATCGTTATCATTTAAAGCCTTACTAATCAATTCTTTTACTATACCCTTACCGATATAAGACTTATCGTATCTCTTATCAAGGACTTGATGACTACGGAATGTGCGGATAAAGTAGTAGCTTTCTTCTGCGTGAATAATAGGTACTAACATCCGGGCATCCACTAAGGCATCTATCCACTTTTTTATTTCAGATACTCGTAAATTTTCATCGTAAGGGAATATTTGAGACTTGAGTAATGCAGCATTACCTTTGATAACTCCGAAATCATCAGCAAAATTCCAACAACCAATAAAGAAAAGACGGCATGGAATTGGTAGTTTACCTATCTTTTCATCTTCCCAAAATTCAGGTTTGATTGTTCTTATTCGTGCCATACAAACATTTTATTAGGTAATACAGATTATATTCTCCACTTTGGGGACACTTTGGAATATGCTCAATGTCCTTAATTACTTCTTTTATACTTTTCATATTAGAATCTCACATTAGTTAGTTGTCTACCTTTGGAGTAAACGGCCCATTTGCCATTGCTTCCATCAACAAGCCTTAAATCAGATACTTCACCGAAGCGTTTGATGTTTCCACATAAATCTACAATCCATCCAACCTCTTCGTTTACCTCCAGCTTTTGGATTCATCAGCCTTTGGACGATATGGACGAGATAACTGTAAAAGTCGATTCGTTCATATTCCTTTTGGATTGATTTATCCGTATAGTCGGCACCAGTAGTGTTCACCCGTAAGTTGAGTTCATTCCATCCCGAAGGATTCATCGGATAGTAATTCAACTTTGCCAAATATCCCATATCTAAGAGAGTTGATACCTGTACATGGTAAATGACCTCTGAAAAGACATGAGGCTTTGTCCGGGTGATGAATTTCAGCATGGAGCCGAAGTCACGTGAGGAAGACAATCTATAAGGAGTTGCCGTCAAGCCAAGAACCTTGCACTTCACTGCATCAAAAAAATCCTTATACATACCCTCTTTTGGGTTTACAAGGTGGCATTCGTCCACGATGATGTTCTTGAAATGGGTAAATAGTTCGGGATGATTCTTCACGCTGCCGATTGTTGCGAATGTTATCCGGCTTATCTCTTTTGAGTTGAAGGATGCTGAATAGATACTGCAATCAAGAATGCCGTATGAACAGAGTTTCTTGAAATTCTGTTCGAGTATTTCCTTCGAGGGCTGGAACACCAAGGTATGACCGTCAAGCCTTGCGGCTATATCCGCTATGATAAGCGACTTTCCGCTGCCCGTAGGTAACACCATAATGGCATTTGTTTTCTTCTCCTTGTTGTTGAAGAAAGAAACAGCAGCATCAGAGGCTTTATGTTGGTAATCACGTAGTTGGTAAGTCATTCTGCTTCTCCTTTCAATAGTTCGGGATTGTCATGGATATTACCTTTAACTACAAACATTTTGCGTGTCTGTTGAAGAGTGTTTTCTACAAAGCCATCCCATCCGACCCAGCATCCTTCTTGGGTACACCATTTAACCTCAAATGAAAGTCCTATGCGGTGTTTTCCACTCGTTGTAATATAGTCTAGTTGTACAATATCACCTTCATAAATCTCTTTGCCGTTCCTATCAATCAGTCCTGTAAACTGCCCGACTGTGTTGTTGGCAACTTCACAATCATTTACAACAAATCCGAAGTTATCTGTTGTAAAACTTGCTATATTCTCAAAGATTACAAGTTTGTTAATGTTTAACGAGCAAAAGTTAGAAGAATAATTGGCAATATTTCCATATATCCATTTGCCGTCCTTGATGCGTTTACCTCTAAATTTAATTGTTCTCATAATCCTTTCTCCTTTCGTAATTTCTTATTAAGGGCCTTGTAATACTTGATTAGCTGTTCGTACTCAAAATCAGTCATTTTGGAAGTGCTGGCAACTTTGACTTTCAGCAAATCAAACTTCTGTTGACCGATTTTAGCAATTAGATTCACCCGATAGCCTTCCAAATGGTCGGCTTTGAACCTGTTGCAGTTGTGCATGGCATAGCCGTTAGCAATGAAAGTACGAGTATCCGTTTCCATCACGACAATCTCCTCTTTACCTATATATTTGATACTTTTCACTTTGGTATCATATTGAGATTTTAGTTTGCCAAGTTTTTCAATATCCACCTTTTCAATTTTATGCGGACGAACACGCATTAAAAATTGGAGCTTCTCTATGTTTGTACCTGTTATAAGAAATTGCCAAGATTGATACGTTTTTTTTAACGTGCCACGCCTATTTGAATCTTCCATCATCTGCCGACAAGTTTTATTATTTCCTGTGAACTTTTCAAGTAAGCGTTTTATTTCAGAGCAAATATCCATGTACTTCTCACATTGGGCTATACCGACACGAAAACCATAGCGTTTCGTCCCATCTGGATTAGAAATATTCTGTTGACAAATATGTCCGTCAGCATCAATCATTCCCGCAATCCATCCGCTTTCATAGGATTTTTCTTGTTGTATTACTTGAAATGGTTTACAGACAATGGTCGTAGTCCTATCTGTATGAGGTCCGGTCTTGTGCTTCCCATGAAGATTTACGCCATTAACCCACATTTCTTGTGTTTCAATCCATGTGTATGAAGTTCCTTGTCTTGCCCTTGCGAGCCATTTATGGTTAGCAGTTGTCTTCATTTTATCTCCATTCTCTAACTCTACCTCATACACATCTTGAATATCACGTTCTATGTGTGTAACCCTTCCAACCCTATATCTTCGTGAAGTTTTATAAATTACTTCTTCGTCAAAAGCAAATATTTCTTCACCAACACTAATTTCACCAAGCTGTTTCCATATAAAATCTTTCATTAAGACGAGAGAATCCGGTGTTAAACAGTGACGGCACTCAGCATGGCAGTTATTTTCATCGAAACGTGTCGCCAGATGCGTGCGACTAAAATAATGCCCACAGTCGGCTTGCTCAAAAGGTTTTATCTGACCGCACGAGATACATCTAAAATACCCGTTTGGCATTGCATCACGAAGCCGGATAAAAAGGGAAAACTCCTTGTCGAGCTTAGCTTTCAAATCCGGCTTTTTCTTTACTGTTACCCCTGCTTTATCAAACAAGGGTAAAGGCTTGTCTTTCTTCTTGGCCTTTGTTCGTTTTATGTAGTATGGCATATCTTGTCATTAAAAATTCTTACTCCGTTATTTTTCGCCCAACTTATGATAGAATCCAGAACCTCATCGTCATCCAGATTGTCTATAATATCTCTAAAGTCATACGAAGCACCAACCTCCTCTTGGAAGTGCCGTACAATACTCGTTTTTAAATCTGTCACTTCTTGCCAACTTTCCATACGTTACAATTAAAAGCCCCGAAGCGTATTCTCCGGGGCACAACCATTATTTACTAACCCATGCCATTGATGTGTGGCTCACATTTATGAGGGATAAGTAGGAGTCGAACCTACACAAGTATCTTCCAGTTAAGTTTTCTGCTTGCCCTACTAGCTGTCCCTGGCACGGTCTTGATGACTTCCATTTCTATGCGCACTTGAAACTTCCATTCATTTAGCCTTAGCACCCTATGGCCATTTTATCCCTGCGTAAACGAAATCTATACTTCAATAATTTCAAATTTCCCTTTTTTGATATATATCTTGTGGTTATAATAGTCCTTAACTATGGCGTAATCTGACTGGGGACGTATATTCCCTATACAATCCTCTACATAAGAATTGTCGAAGGCTTCCACCGTTGCGCTGCCGAAGGCTTCCACCGTTGCGCTGCCGAAGGCTTTCACCGTTGCGCTGCCGAAGGCTTTCACCGTTGCGCTGCCGAAGGCTTTCACCGTTGCGCTGTCGTAGGCTTCCACCGTTGCGCTGTCGCAGGCTTTCACCGTTGCGCTGCCGTAGGCTTTCACCGTTGCGCTGTCGCAGGCTTCCACCGTTGCGCTGTCGCAGGCTTTCACCGTTGCGCTGCCGTAGGCTTTCACCGTTGCGCTGTCGCAGGCTTTCACCGTTGCGCTGTCGTAGGCTTCCACCGTTGCGCTGCCGCAGGCAAATGAAGAAGTTTTAACCTTATGTATGCCTCGGATGTAAATACCAGCTTGCAATAATTCTTCTTCGGTAAAGTTATCTTCCAAGTATTCAGCATCAACTATTTTTTCGTCACTAAATACCCAAAACCAATTTTCGGTAATAGCCATCAGTAAGTCAGCTTTAGTTTCGCTTCTTAATCCCATTGCATAACCTCTTTGACACGCTCCTGCATTTTTAGCGCGGGTTAATAGGTCTCCTTTCAGTTCTTCGAATGCTTTCATCGTATATTCATGTTAATTAGTAAAATGGGAGGATAAGGGTGGACTCGAACCACCAATCAGCATTATTTACGAGCAGACCCCTGATTTACGGGCAGCACTACATTTGTTTTTCGAGGTGTAACAGCCTCTTTTACAATACCATTCTGTCACTTATCCATGTTTGCCCGCCATATCTTCACAGACTGAGCAGGCAGGTTAACAAAGTTATACTTCGATGATTACGATGTCCGGTGCAATCTGTCTGATTTGCTTCAGTTGTTCGTCAATCACCTTATTCTTGTATTCTTCAATGGCTTCATTTGCACCAGCGGACACAAGAGAAAGAGATACATCACGACCGTCCACATCAGCGTAAATCTCAACTTCTATCTCTTCGTTGGCAAAACCTTTGAAAAGAGGAATGTTTAGTTTGAAAGATTTTGGAAGGTTGGAATCAACCACCTGTGAGTAATTATCCACTTTGCTTCCGTTTTCTTCTTTACTACGCTCAATGTCTTGGTTTACCTTTGCTTTGAAGCTCTTCAAAGTAGAAACAAGCATCATGTTCTGCGACTTGTCAGTAAAGAAAGCTCGGTGCATCTTCAAAAACTGTGATAATTTGATAGGTTCCCAATTCTTATCTGTATTGATGCCGAACTCCAGCATTTCTTTTGAAGGCTGCAAAATGCCGTTGATTTCTGTCTGATAGTAGCTGGTTTCATCAATCGTCAGAGCCAGCCCCATCTTATCACGGTTTACGATAATGTTCGTCTCTTTCTGATTAATCAGTTCGACACGTTTCTCTAACCATCTGAAAGGTGCGTCTATTGTTCCATTGATAACCACTCTTTCCGGTTCTTTCGGGTCAAGTGCTACGGGTGCTTTACCTTCTCTTAACACTACTTCGATAGGTTTGCCGTTATAATCTTTCGGCACAACCAAGTTGATTTTGTTTTCGCTCATGATTCTGTTCCTGTTTTACGATTAATATTAAAAATAGTTCTTTGCATTTCCTGCGGCATGATAGGACGGGAATAAACCAGCTCACCAAGTTTGTTGTAATACCCGGCCATTTTTTCTTCATGATAGAGAATCTTCACACACTCTTCATTTTCAACATATTCAGAGCCTTTCTTTATGTTTTCAAGAAGTTCCTGTTTTTTTTCATTTAAAGGCTTTAATTCAGCCTTAAATGCTTCCATAGCTTCTTTTTTCTCTATCTCAATATCATTGATTTTGATTGAGGTTTCAGCAAGAGATTCTTTCTTTTGTGCTAATTCATCCGGTGTAAACCGATGTGTATAGCCAATCTCTTCCACTGCATCGGCATTGTCCTGTAGGAACTGCCATCTTTCCTTTTCGGGGATTTCTTGACCTAAAAATTTATCCATTATTTTTCATTTTAGAAATTAGTTCTTCTTTCATCCTCAGCATATTAGCCATTCCTTTCATTCGGGATTGAGCAGCAAGATACATCTGTTTGTATTTGCCAGCATCCTTCAAAGCACGCTCATACTTCGCTGTCTTTTCATCAGAAAATCTACCGGCACTATCACGGTTGTATATCTTGATTGGCTTTATCTCATTTCCGAATAAATCTTCCATAGCTAAATAAACTCTTTGTTACGTTCAATTTCTTGCTGGGCATAAATCAGCATTTGATGTTCATTTGCAGCTGGCAGATAGATACCTGCCACCGATGCGCTCCAATTACGGAAGCGGTCAATACTCAGGGTCATTTCACCTGTTGTCAGTTCGGCTGAACTGCGCAAGTAGATTACTTCCTTGCCCTTCTTGTTGACCGTTTTACGTTCAAATAAATCACGGTTGCAAGTCCTCTTATAGAAGTCTATTTTGGCTTCGTCAAGGCTGCAACCATACTCACTACCGAAATACCCTAAAAGAAGATGTAAATAGCTGTTTTGGGCAAGCGTGCGGTTAGGTAGTTTCTTTTTCACTTCCACCACCGCACGTTCACTAAACAGCTTGTTTACATACTCCTTGAATTTGGGTATCTGATATTCATTCTTCAAATCGAACAACATATACTAAAAAGGTAAATCGTCCTTTGCATTACCATTTGCATCAACTGGTGGCGGAAAGTTCTGCGGTTGCTGATAAGTCGGCTGTGGTGCTGGTTGTTGTACTGGTGCATTCTGTGGGGATTGTGATACACCGCCACGCGCTTCTATTTTATAGCATCGAATAGACACCATACGTTTAAGCTCCCCGTCCTGAGTCGTCCATGAACGCCCCTGTAAGACAAATGATACAGTAACAACATCACCCTGATTAAAGCGATCAAGTTCTGCACATTTATCACCCGAAAACTCTAAGGGAATAACATTTTCATATTCGCTACGCTCACCCGTATAAGGGTCATAAGTGGTAGCATCTAAAATAAATTCCCGTTTGGTAAATGAATTTCCTCCAGTTTTAGATGGTATTTGGACGATCTGACCGATTTCGATTATCCGTCCGGCTATCTGATTTGCCATAGTCTATTTGGTATAAAAATCTTTAATTTGTTGAAATATCATTCCTCTTTCTTTAATATATTCTATAGTTTGCTCATCTCTTGAAATCCTCACTTTCGTAAAATCATCTTCTGATATTTTTCTATGAATATTCTCTTCATCGTTATAAGAATTAACACATAAGAACGTAAGAGTACATGAATTTAGCCCTGAGCAATACAATTGCTCCTGTACTTGATTGTAGTATGATTTATGCTTTTTCTTGAGATATTCAAGTAACTTGGCGTTATCCCCTTTTATAGGCTGTATGTTATCGACATAATCGTTTAGATAAACAGTCTTCAACTCAATGAAATCATTCAATTTTCCTTCTTTTATCTCTGCAAAATCAAGAGAAGCCTTGAATACATCCATTTCTTTGCAATGAACGACATATTGAGGGAAATACCACATAGGCAAGAAAGCAAGAAACCTTTCCTCTAATATAGCACCGGTTCTAAGAGCGTCTATAGGACTGCATTTGGCATTATAATAAGGTTTTTCACCACTTACAAAACGCTGCATAAGAGAGATGTGAGATTTCGTATTCTTGCCTGATAATAATGCATGAATATCTCCACTTCCTATATACATTGTTTCTATCATACAATACCTCTCTTTCTCATACCATCATAAATCATTTCAATCTCTTTTGCATCAAGTTCCTCAATAGATCCTTTGTTGAACCGCTGAAGAAAACTGATGCATTTGTTATTGTCAGATAACAAGAAATTGCTCACTATAACTCTTTTTTCATCAAGTGTTTTCATCGTAAGCATCTCCTTTGATTTTACGTCATCCGGATCTTCACCCGTTGCTATTTTATATGCGTTTAGCAAAGCATATTTTCTTGCATAAGTAGAAGCCTTGCCAAATCCCTTATCTCCGCTATCAAGCCCACGCCCGAAACTTTCAACCTCTATATATTCCTCTGGTTTATCAAGATTGATGATCCTTACAGTCATCTTAACGATATCAGCATAAGTGATAGATTCTATATTTTCTTTTTTTATAGTCCTTATCACCTCTGATTTAATCAATTCTTGCTTAACTGGAATACTTACTATACCGTACTTCGTTTCGGCATCTTTCACACAAAGAGTAACATCTATATCCTGGACAGCCTTATAGGCATAACTACCAGCACCAACGGTCATATTTTTTTCGATGTTCTTTACCTCGTTGGAAACAGCCTGTATCTTTTGATATAAATTTAATCCGTCCATAACTATATGAATTAAAAGATAATTATAATTGTTTTCATCCTTTTATAAGAGTAGTATTATGCGTATCGGCTCAATCCTTGAACTTCACAAAGAGCATCATAATCCATACCACTGTCTTCAACCACAACAGACCTTGAAAGGATGGTTTCATAAGTCGCAATTTCTTCTTTTATCACCTCGATAATATCAGCCTTACAATCTACGTTGTAAACTCTACAGGCTGTTGCTTCATCCATGCTATCGGCTGCAAATAGGTCTTTACGAAGAGCATTTAAGCCCTGTTCTAATTCAAATTGTGTCATAATATCTATACGTTAATATACTTATTCATTTGTATTGTACATAAAGCTTGCTTTATTTCCGCTTTCGAATAATAGATAGGAGAATTTCGGCCGGAACCTTTTCGTTTACCCTTGATCAACCCCACATCCTCCATTTGCCGTATAAGCTCGGTATCCAAATTCATATTGACAAACCATCTGGCCACTTCTCTCCTACTGATGCTATCTTTTGTCGGTTCATAGCATTTCACCGCATTCATATACCCTACTTGCACCATATCAGATATTATATTCTTCAATTGGTATAAATCCAGCGTCACTTTCATTGGTATATTATATAAAAATTAAACATCATGGTAAGAAAAATGCCTGCATCACGCCTGATGCAGGACTTGATAATCTAAATCTAAAATTCTAAATAAATAAACTACCCTCGCGAGTGTGGACGGTACAGGATTCGAACCTGTCTTTCTGATATGCAGCGTTTCACCTAGAATACTTACCGCCCTGTCAGCCGCAAAACTGACATCGAGTTAAAAACGAAACTCACAATGTTCACCTTCACAGGCTACTTAACACGCAAAGTCTTAAAGGAACTTGGTAGATTTTGATAGCGCTCTTGCATCAGTTTACAGCTTCTCCTTTTTTAGTGAGCGGAACTCTACATTCCGGATGCAGACATGTTGGACATCTCCGTGTGA